CTCCCTGTGGTCCTTGAGCACCTGCTACTCCCTGTGGTCCTTGAGCACCTGCTACTCCCTGTGGTCCTTGAGCACCTGCTACTCCCTGCGGTCCCTGCGCACCTGCTACTCCCTGTGGTCCTTGAGCACCGGCTACTCCCTGTGGTCCTTGAGCACCGGCTACTCCCTGCGGTCCCTGCGGTCCTTGTGGACCAACGGCACTGACTAATTGCCCATTGGTATAGATATTACCGGCATATAATGCACCACCTATGCCAACTCCGCCGCGTACTTGTAAGGCACCTGTAAGAGTAGATGTTGCGGCTGTGGTTCCTAATATATAAGAATTGGATCCACCAACATACAAACTACCACCTATGCCAACGCCGCCGGCAACTATTAAAGCGCCGGTAATAGTTGAACTAGCAGCGGTATTATTGGTTGTCTGAATAACATCATCTGTTTTAACCAATGTAGTTGTAACTGTTGTGTATTCAATGGTTAATTTCTGTGCAACAATCTCTCCGCCAACATACAAACTACCACCAATACCAACACCTCCTACGACCTGTAATGCACCTGTGGCAGTACTAGTTGCCACAGTACTATTATTGACTGATACAGCAGCATATGTTACCGAACTTGTAGTGTATAGATCTTGGTTGGTTCTACTCGGTCCCTGCGGTCCTTGAGCACCTGCTACTCCCTGAGGTCCTTGAGCACCTGCTACTCCCTGCGGTCCTTGAGCACCTGCGACTCCCTGTGGTCCTTGAGGTCCGGTGACGCCCTGTGGTCCTTGAGCACCTGCTACTCCCTGTGGCCCTTGTGGACCAACAGCACTGACTAATTGCCCATTGGTATAGATATTACCGGCATATAATGCACCACCAATACCAACTCCGCCTGCTACAGTTAAGGCACCAGTGAGTGTACTAGTAGCAGCAAGTGTAGAAGTAATATTGGTAGTGGTAAATGTACCAGTGTTGGCGGTAATTCTGCTAACCCCAACAATATTGCCTCCAGCTAGATCAATGTCACCGCCAGTAGCTCCAGTGATAATCAATGTACCACCAACATATAGGTCTTTAGCAACTGATAATCCACCTGCTACCTGTAAAGCACCTGTGCCAGTTGATGTAGCATTAGTTGTACCAGAAACAATGACATTGGTAGTGGTAAATGTTGTACCATTGAATGTTAATCCAGTACCAAATGTAGTGACTCCTGGACCGCTTTGATAAGGAATTTGATCTTTCAATCCACCAATGATATTATTGGTCTTAACAGCACTGTCAACATAGATGCTGCCGGTATTAGTAAATGCCGGAGCCGATCCAGCACCTGCACTGACCAATAACCAACCGGCCGATCCCTGTCCAAGGAAAGCAGTGGTATCGGGGGCACTTTGATATATCAATGCGCCATTTCCTGCACCGTTGCCTAATAGATTCTTTGCAAATCCAACTTGTAGAGTACTGGTACTAGTAATATAACTACTGGCAATATTACCAACAAATGAAGAGGCAGTTACAGAACCACCGGCATATAAACTGCCGCCAATACCAACACCTCCTGCTACCTGCAGTGCGCCTGTGATAGTTGATGTTGCATTGGTTGTACTATTAATTGATAGATTTTTTGCTGAAATTACACCATTAGTAGTATTATAAGTTAGCGTGGAATCAGCATCGATAGCAGAATAATTACCATTTAAGTTATCTGCAAGTGCTAGATAATAGGTTGTATTTGGTAATACATTATTAACTAAAATATTGTCGGCATTGGTACTGCTTCCAACTATTCCGGAAATACTACTGGAATTGATTGTACCGTCAATGATACCACCAACATATAAATTACCGCCAATGCCAACTCCTCCAGTGACAATCAATGCCCCTGTAGTAGTAGAACTAGCAGCAGTATTATTAGTTGTTTGAATAACATCATCGGTTTTGACCAGTGTAGTTGTAACAGTGGTATACTCAATGGTTAATTTTTGTGCAACAATTTCGCCACCAACATATAAACTACCACCGATACCAACACCACCTATTACCTGTAAGGCACCTGTAGCAGTACTATTTGCCGCAGTGTTATTACTAACTGATACAGCAGCATATGTTACTGAACTTGTAGTATATAAATCTTGGTTGGTTCTGCTCGGTCCTTGCGGTCCTTGTGGTCCTGCTACTCCTTGCGGTCCTTGTGGTCCTGCTACTCCCTGTGGTCCTTGAGCACCTGCTACTCCCTGTGGCCCTTGAGCGCCAGCTACTCCTTGCGGTCCTTGTGGTCCTGCTACTCCCTGCGGTCCCTGCGCGCCGGCTACTCCTTGTGGCCCGGCCGAACTTGTCCAAACGTAACTACTACCATTCCAACTTAGATATGTACTGGCAGTAGAAGGTGCTGTTACAAATCCAGTTGTTCCGGTATTGATTTGATATAGAATTTGATTGACAAACCCTCCTGCTATGTTAGTAGCAGTACTGACTATAATACCAGATGTTGGACTAACTCGAGTCCAAGAATTTGTGGTGGTAGAATATGTATAGGTGATGCCATTTGCTATGGTAATTTGCCCGTTAGTGGCTGGAGTTGGAAAAGACACTTTATAGATTCCTTATATAAATTTATTTGGGATACTTTAATTTAACAGCCTCAATGGTCGCAGCCATTTCTGCAGGAAATAACCCTGCATGATATAGTGCATCCAGTTGATCCCCTATTGATGGATATTCGGCGGCCCGCTTGGCTCGATAAGCCGTTGCATTGTCTGCTGCTGTCTTTGCAGCCCAGGCAGCATCTAATTGTTCTTGAGTTGGAATCACACCAAGTCGATCTGTATTCCATTGAAGAATTTGATCTGCCTGACCTTCCGGTTGTCCTGTTTGGTAGTCGCCAGAAGAAAAGGCAATATTGTTCTGTGACAGGTATGCTTGTATTTGTTCGTTGAGTGTCATTTCGTGTCCTTATGAAGAAATACCGTAAAGAGATGCAGAGCCAGCAGCTATTACATAACCCGCAAAAAGTTTAATAGCAGTTTTAGCATCAGTGTTGTTCTCTAACCCACCTCCGCCCGTTATTGCAATACGACCTTCACCATAACCTAACCCATAATTTTGATAATTCACTATTGTGTAGTAACCAGAAGTCATTCCTTCAATATATATTTGACCGCTAATCCCCCATGAAGCACTGTTAACTATTCCGGTATGAAAAAGGTTTATGTTTGAACTGTTGATTTGATTAGTCGCATATACAGTACCACTCGATATTTTGGCCGAGCTGTAATGATATCCAGTAGTAATATATGTTGGACCAGATCCGGTTCCAAAACTTAAAAAGACACTATCTGCATTATTAGCCACAACCAAATTTTCAATTATTATTAAATATTTTTTGTAACCACTCAATCCTGTCCAAGCCAGAGTGGCACTATTACTTGCAGTCAGGGTGCTGATCAACGTCATTGCACTGCTGGCGGCACTGCCACTGGGTCCACTTGGACCCGTCGGCCCTGCTACTGAAGATGCTGCTCCGGCCGGTCCTTGGGGTCCTTGAGCACCTGCTACGCCTTGCGGTCCTTGTGGACCAGTGTTACCAACCACTCCCTGTGGTCCCTGGGCACCTGCAACGCCTTGTGGTCCTTGAGCACCGGCTACTCCTTGCGGTCCTGCCGGTACCAGTGCTGGCCCATTTATATCTAACCAGACATTGGATCCACTACCATTATCTGTGTATCTATAAATGGTATCTGTGCCGCTGTTGTACCAAATATCTCCTACTATAGGATTACCAGGAGGCAGAGTACTGGTTGTATTACGGACTCCGCCGCCGACAACTGCACCACCAACATGTAAACTACCACCAATACCAACTCCGCCGGCTACCTGTAGTGCTCCGGTACTGGTCGTTGTGGCATTAGTTGTACCAGAAACAATAATATTGGTAGTGGTAAATGTTGTACCATTAAATGTTAATCCACTATTAAATGTAGTGGCACCTACAGCACTTTGATATGGAATTTGGTTAGCTGAACCACCAAGAATATTCTGTGAACTGACTGCAGAGTTAACATACATACTACCGGTGCTGGTAAATGCCGGTGCACCGTTTGTTGTTGCTTGCAGGAATTGTCCTGTTGTTCCGCTATTAATAAATGCTGTTGTACCAGCCGCACTTTGATAATGAATCTGCCCTTGAGATCCACCTACTATGTTGACCGAAGTGGTTACCAGGGTCGATGTCGAAGCGGTAGTTACTTCTTTAGTAACTGGGTTGTAATACATTATCCAAGTTGTTGCACTTGTAGTGGCATCGGAACGAATCGGTGCAATATATAACCCAGAATTATAAACAGGGAGGTTAGAATTTTGACCACTAATAACAACAGCATTGGCCGGAATTGGTGCTCCAGATCCTGCAAAAGAACCAATTGCTACCGACCCTTGACCAATCCCGGAGGATCCTGCATTGTGTCCAATACCGATACTATATCCAAAGTTTGTATTTACAGAATTACCGATTGCCACTGAGTTTGCAGCGATTCCGGCGACTCCGCTGCCTAATGCAATTTCGGTTGCTGGAGTTCTTAATATAGTAGCAGTGACTATACCACCAACAAATAATCCCCCGCCTACTCCAACTCCTCCTACTACTCTTAATGCACCTGTTGTAGTACTGATTACAGCGGTCGTTCCGGTTACTAAAATAGCAGGACTAGTAACAGCACCATCGGCACTGGCTCCTAATTGACCTTTACCTAATACTAATGTATTTGCAGAAAGATACAAGGTTCTAAACGGTAAACTTGGCGATCCAAGATCCTGTGATTCAGCCACCGATGGTAAAATATTACCACCTATATTTAGATTTCCACCGATGCCAACTCCGCCTGCTATAGTTAGCGCCCCAGTTATGGTGTTGGTAGAATCAGTTGTGCTAGGAATAGATACGTTGGTAGCAGTAAATGTAGTACCATTAAATGTTAACCCACTACTGAATGTTGTAGCACCCGCTCCACTTTGATATGGAATTTGATCTTTCAATCCACCAATGATATTATTGGCTTTAACAGCACTGTCAACATAGATGCTTCCGGTATTGGTAAATGCCGGAGCCGATCCGCCACCTGCACTGACCAATAACCAACCAGCCGATCCCTGCCCAAGGAATGCAGTAGTATCAGGGGCACTTTGATATACCAATGCACCATTACCTGCACCATTACCCAGTAAGTTTTTAGCAAATCCAACCTGTTGTGTTGAAGTATTGCCTGCATTTAGCACATTAGCTATAGCGGCATTACCTACGTAGATACTACCTGTGTTAGTATAAGTAGGAGCAGCAGCACCGGCACTTACCAGTATTTGTCCTGCTGTGCCCGGGCCTGCAAAATTAGTTGTACCGATACCTGTCTGATAAACTAATTGACCAGCTGTACCACCAGTAATGTTTGTGGCTGTTGTAATACTACCTGTAATATTAGCTGCACTTAGAGCGCCGCCAACATACAAATTACCACCAATACCAACGCCGCCTGTAACTATTAAAGCACCAGTTGTAGTTGAACTGGCAGCAGTAGAATTGGTTGTTTGAATGACATCATCTGTTTTAACCAGTGTGGTTGTAACAGTAGTGTACTCAATGGTTAATTTTTGTGCAACAATTTCGCCGCCGACATATAAACTACCACCAATACCAACTCCGCCTATTACCTGAAGTGCGCCAGTGGCAGTACTATTTGCCGCAGTATTATTATTAACTGATACAGCAGCATATGTTACTGAACTTGTAGTGTATAAATCTTGATTGGTTCTACTGGGCCCCTGTGGTCCCTGTGGTCCGATGTCGCCTTGAGGTCCTTGTGGGCCTGTAACTCCTTGTGGTCCTTGTGGGCCTGTAACTCCTTGTGGTCCTTGTGGGCCTGTAACTCCTTGTGGTCCTTGTGGGCCTGTAACTCCTTGTGGTCCTTGTGGGCCTGTAACTCCTTGTGGTCCTTGAGCACCTGCTACTCCTTGAGGTCCTTGAGCACCTGCTACTCCTTGAGGTCCTTGAGCACCTGCTACTCCTTGAGGTCCTTGTGGTCCAATGTCGCCTTGTGGCCCTTGAGCACCTGCTACTCCTTGAGGTCCCTGTGGTCCGATGTCGCCTTGTGGTCCTTGAGCACCTGCTACTCCTTGTGGTCCCTGTGGTCCGATGTCGCCTTGTGGTCCATCCGACCCAACATATCCATTTGCTCCACTTGGACCAGTAGGTCCCTGGGCACCCGCAACTCCCTGTGGTCCTTGAGCACCTGCTGCTCCCTGTGGCCCACCTGCAGTTACCAGAACTCCGCCGGCTGTGGTGCCATCACCTACATATATCAATTTAGTATCAGTGGTATAAATTAATTCCCCAACAGCTGGAGTTATACCAGTTCTTGTTCCCGAAGTTCCTCGTCTTAATTGTAAAGCCATTCTGATATCCTAAATATTAAAAAGATCCTAGATCTAATGTAAATCCCACTGGGTTAGAAAATGTTCCAAAATCTAAATTACCTCCTCCGCCTCCGCCTACGTTTGCTGATATTCCTGCCAACATGTCCGCTGTAAAGTTAACTACAGCAGATCCTGACATGTCTATCCAGTAAATTTCTCCACTGCCGTCATCAGTATATCTATATACAACATCATTGACGGTATTATACCAAATATCGCCTACTACAGGATTTTGAGGTGCTGTAGAAGTGGTTGTGGTTCTCACACCTCCACCGACAATTCTACCACCTACATTTAAGTTTCCACTAATGCCTACCCCACCTTCTACTATCACAGCACCTGTGTTGGTACCAGTTGACTCTATGCCCCCAGTGACTCTAAGTCCCGGGCCCGGGCCAGTATTGGCCAATATGGTGGATACACCGATTGTTCCTACTCTGGCACCGCCCGGAGTAAGGCTAAGCTGGAACCTTGTAGGGCTTAGTACAGCAGGAACATAATAAGTTGTCCCGGAAACCAATCCAAGCCCAGATGTTTGTGGAATAACTATTTCTCCACCAGTAAACGCATGTACACTATCTGTTAAAAAGCTAACACCATTAAAGCCCAATATGCTAATAGTGGCACTGGATCCGTTGATACTAACACTACCGCCAACGCTGACATTATTGGTTGTTCTGGAACTGCCAGTGAGCATACCACCATTGACGTATAAATTACCGCCAATTCCCACTCCACCTGCTACAGTTAGTGCGCCGGTATTGGTATCTGTACTAACATCGGTATTGAGTAGTTTAATTGCATAGGTGGTGGTGTTGCCTGATTGGGTAACTGTTTGAAGTGTAGCAGTGGTTAAAACAACACCACCGCTGGTATATAATGTTCCACCAACGTAGAGATCTTTAACAACATTTACGTTGTCTGCAAAAAGTTTTTGATTGTCGGCATCATAGGTCAATGCCGAGTCAGCATCTAATGGACTATAACTGCCATCTTTGAGCTCGCTCAATGTTATGTAATAGCTGGTAGTAGAAGCAGTATTAACATTGTTAATCAGTACATTGTCGGCATTGATACTGCCACCAACTGGACCGGAGATATTATTACCGCCAATAGTACCAAATATTGTACCACCTACATATACATCACCGCCAATTCCTACTCCCCCTGCTACAGTTAGTGCACCGGAATCGGTACTTGTGCTGCTATCAGTATTGAGTAGTTTAATTGCATAGGTAGTGGTGTTACCTGATTGGGTAACTGTTTGAAGCGTGGAGGTAGTTAAAACAACACCACCACTGGTATATACTCTTCCGCCGACGTAGAGATCTTTGACAATAGAAGCACCGCCTGCTATGTGGAGGGCGCCAGTTGCTGTGTCAACAGAATTGGTTGTTGATCGAATTGTGGCGGTTGTTGAAACCACCAGGCCATGTTTGACTACAAAGTCGAAATTGTTTAGAGCCATTAGCTTCCCTTTCCACTATAACGGCTTATGTTATATAAACTTTATTTATACGTTTGGTTGATATTATACATAGTAAAACAGGACCTTTCGGTCCTGTTTGTACTGCATAGCTATGCTATTTTAGCAATGATTTTCTACGACACTTATGATACTTTGACGTACTACTTGAATTATCATATTAACAGTTGAGTAATTTGGACTGAATGTTAGTTCAACATTTCCTGCATTATACCCACCGCCAAATGTTCCAAGATCCCCGTTATTGTTTACAATACCATACTCGGTTACATAAACATTGGTACCATCGTGGATAATTATCATTTCTTGAGTGTGTATACTGGTACCATCTTTGATTTGAATCAAATACTTGGCACTGGTATATCTATCTTTATCCCAACTATCGATGATTTGTGTCCAAAGATTACCAGTAAGACCATCATAGGTACCGCCACTTTGCATGCTGTTGACAATGAATACACCGTCAATTGGCTTGTTATGTGGGTTTTGACCACCAGTATCGCCGCCATCGTTCATACCGGCGTATAGTACCTTACCTACTGAAACATTTCCTAAGGCCTTAATACCACCACGCACTCCTAATGATTGAGCAGTATCGGTTAGATCCTTACCATAGTAGCTTAGGTCAGTGTCGTCGGTACTGGTAATAGTCAACGAGGTAGCAGTAAATGTTCCGGTAATGCTGACATTGTTAAGATTAGCATCGCCGCTGGCTGTAACGTTGGCAAAATTACTACTTGTGCTGGACAGTACCTTTCCACCTAAATAAATGTCGTTAGCAACATAAATGCTGGTGTTAAATGTAGCTGTTGTTCCAACATACAAGTCCTTCTCTATAGTTGCTCCGCCTGCTGTCTTAAAGGACGGAACAATGGTAGAAGTATTGGCCAGTGTAGGATTGTCTCCTGTAATATTGATATTTTCTGTATTTACAGTAACAAATGTACCTGTGCTACCAGTGATCTGGTCAACACCGTCCAGGCTGTTGCCCTGGACATACAGTGTACCTTGAACATACAAGTCTGCATTAACATAAGCATCTTGATCAACATATAGTCCACCAGCAATACCAACACCACCTAGAACCTGTAGAGCACCGGATGCTGTTGTGTTAGTTGAACTGGCAGCAGTACTGTTAATAACAACACTATTAATTGTTAATGTGCTATTAAATGTTGAGGTACGAGTTAGTTCTTTGGTAGCTGCATTGTAAATTACCATAGTTGTTGCTGTGTTATCATCACGCAATGAGTCAACATAGAATCTACCTGTAGCATCATAGACTTTGGTGCTGTTAGGTAGTGTTAATGCACCATCAGTTTCAAAGTTCCACTCTTTGTTGTTATTGTCAGTTTTGATCTTAACCTTTGCTTCAGCATCGAGTATTAAATCTCTACGACCGGCGCCTACACCGTTTTCTTCACGAATATTGGAACGATCCTTAAACCAAATTGTACTGGTGGCATTGGTCATCGTTAGATGAGTTCCGATACCTATCGAGTCTCCAACCATAATACCACCATTGGGTATATGTAAGGCTGGATTGGCATCGTTGTAATCGTTACCGCTGTCAATGTATACTTCTTTCTTGGAGAAGATACCACCGTTGGTTACTGATAACGCACCACCTGCGGATGTTCCACCATCGGATCCAGTTAGAGAAATATTAAGGGCACCAGTAAAGTCACCACCTGTCATAGTGAGGTTACCACCTGTACCGCTGACTTCGATACTACCACCAACTGTTAGTTTTTCGGTACTGCTGTCAAAGGTTAGAGAACTGTCGTCAACTAAGTTTCCATCGGTATCGCTGAATACAACACCGCCAGTAGTAGCCAAGTTGTCTGGGCGAACATACGGTGCTTGTAGATAACCGCTGCCACTTAATACAGCATTGGTAAGGGTGTTTAATAAAAATGTAGCACCGATAACTTCCAATGAAGCACCAGCCTCAGCAGCCTTAACATAGATTTCACTATCGTGGTTCAACTGCGAAATCCCAGTAACTCCGCCAGCAGTACTACTGTATAGTTCAATATTTTGTCCAGCAGGTACAGAAATGGAGTTAAGATTGCCATCAATGGTAATATTGTTTACTTTTAGTGCCTTATCAGTATCGTTATAAGTGAACAAGCCTGTGTCAAAAGTTGTTGTACCTGTGTTAGATTGGAACGGGATATCGTATTGTGCGCCACCAGCAATATTGGTTGCTGTTGTAGCCGCACCAACCGATGTAGCACCAGCACTGGCCCAAGTAGCAGTACTACCAGCACTTACCCAGGTTAAAACTTGATTATCTCCTGTTCCAGCTGGTAGGAATGCTGTTACGCCGTCGGCAGTTTGAATTGGAATCTGACCTGCACCACCACCATTTAGATTATCAGCTTGTTTTACTGTTCCAAAGATTGTACCTGTTACATTTAGATCAGCATCAATGTAGCTGTTGCCAGCAACACTAAATCCACCTGCTAGATCCAATGCGTTGGTATCAGAAGTGCTAGTGCTATCAGCGGTATCTTTACCAAGGATTGAACCAATTTCCATTGTGGCATAGGTAGCAGCAGCAACGGCTGCATTGGTATTACCAGCAGCATTTGTCTTTACAATCATATGTCCGGTACTATCACGTCCAATAAACATCTGATTGTCAGCCGATGTAGCAGTGTTGTAATAGTGTAGAGCAATACCACGGTTTAGACCATCGTCGACTGATAATACAGCAGAGTTAGGACCTGTACCTAATTCAATAACTGGATCGCTGATGTTGGTAACTGTGCTGTCTACAATGGTTTGAACACCTTGAACAGTTAGTTTACCCGCAATGACCACATCCTGACCAACTTTTAGATCTTTGGCAATGTGAGCACCACCTTCTGTGTAAAAGCTGTTGCTGGCAGCAATAGTAAGATCGCTGCTTGTATCGTTGATCTTTACTGTGCCATCTGTTTCTACATTACCATTGCTGGCTGTAACTGTAAAATTATCGTTAACAGTTAGTGTACCTGTGGAGTTGAATGTTCCATTAACGCCCATATTGCCATCGGCATAAACATTACCATTTGATGCTGTAACTGTAAACTTGTCTGTGTTAACAGATAGTGTGCCTGTGGAGTTGAATGTTCCATTAACGCCCATATTGCCATCGGCATAAACATTACCATTTGATGCTGTAACTGTAAACTTGTCTGTGTTAACAGATAATGTACCTGTGGAATTGAATGTACCACGTACACCCATGTTGCCTTCGGCGTGAACATTACCGTTGCTTGCGGTAACTATAAACTTGTCGGTAGCAACATCAAAATTACCGCCACTGTGTAGTGTTCCAAGGACACTGGTATTACCAGTGCTGCTGTTTACTGTAAATTTGTCAACATTAACACTGAAGTCACCTGCTGCATTGGTATTACCACTTATTGCATCAACAGTAAACTTGTTGGTGTTGACACTCAATGTGCCTGTAGAGTTGAATGTACCACGTACACCCATGTTGCCTTCGGCGTGAACATGACCGTTTGTTGCATCAACTGTAAACTTGTCTGTGTTAACAGATAGTGTGCCTGTGGAGTTGAATGTACCACGAACACCCATGTTGCCTTCGGTGTGAACATGACCGTTTGTTGCATCAACTGTGAACTTGTCTGTGTTAACAGATAGTGTACCTGTGGAGTTGAATGTACCACGAACACCCATGTTGCCTTCGGTGTGAACATGACCGTTTGTTGCATCAACTGTAAACTTGTTATTTACGTTAGTATTACCGCTAACACTTAGTGTGCTTTGTAAAACGGAAGGGCCGTATATAGTGGCACTACTTCCGATTAAAATGTCTTTAGCAAATGCGGCTCCACTGTTTACTTGTAGTGCACCGGTATTTTGTGTTGATGTAGTTACCGGAGTAGTTGTGCCTTGTACAACTAATCCAGATTTTACAATAAAATCTTTTGAAAGTAATGCCATTTTTTAAATTCCTTTAGTTATAAATTATGAGGATAATCCTGTCCTCAATACTTTAATATTTTTATCGGTGGCATAGAAAGGGGTAAAATAAAGCCTTACTATGTCATCCACTTTTACGTCTGCTTCAAACTCCCCCATTTCCCCGTTTGTAGTCAATAATGCATATTCTGTTGCATATACTGTACCTACATTATCGACCAGTAACAGTATTTCAATAGTTTGAAAGTCTGCTGTAGGTCCTGCACCTTCGTCTATTTGTATTAGATACTTGGCCGACCTAAATTGGTCAACCGAATATGCATCTATTACAACAGTTCCAGTATTATTTACCAAAATCAGCGTAGAATCGAAGACTGCATCCATGATTTTGACTGATTCTGAATTTACCCTTCCTTCGACCCAAATATCACCACCTACTCCTATACCACCTTCTACCAACAGTGCTCCGGTTGTGGTGCCGGTTGATTCGGTGGTGTTTAAAATTACCACTTGATTGGTAGTGGTACTACCAATATCAGTGACTCGTTGTAGATCAGGTGCTGGAGCAAATTGGTTAATGGTAGCTGTGGTAACAATTTCAGCACCACCGATAGTACTGGTTGTACCTATATTAATGCTGCCACCAATACCGACACCGCCACCAATCACCAACGCTCCGGTATTTGTACCAGTTGATTGTGCATTACCCCCCACCGATAGCGGACTGGTTTTAATCCAAGCATAGCCATTCCATACCCAGGTGTTGGTTCCAATGCTATGACTTTGCCCAAGTGTAGGGTTAGCGGGTAAATTTAATGATGCCATATTTCTACTCTTTGTTTATTATTGTTCATGTGTTATATTGCCGATGTAAACTGTATCCAAAAAGTACTGGTTCCATCTCTGATAAATTGTAATTCGACACCAACATCCGGGTTAATCCAGAAATCACCTACCTTGGGTCTGTCCGGAGCTGTAGTTGATAAAGTTACTTTAGGACTGTATAGCAAATAATTTTCTTCAGGATTACCATCCACACTGTATATACTACCGGGTACATTTAACACATTGGTACCAGTGACAAAATAACTACTGGTATTTGTATCAGTGGTCACATAAGTCAACGCACTATCGCTGTCGATCGGACTATAGTCGCCTATAATTTCTGTCAGTCCTAGATAATACATCTGTAACGGAACAACATTATTGACAAAAACATTATCACTATTGGTAGATGTATTGGACAATCCAGATGATAATGCATTGACATCAGCCCAGGTTGCTGTAGTACCATCGCTGACCAGCACAGTATTGGTGCTGCCAATTGGGATGAAATCTGTTTTTCCAGTAGCAGTTTGATATGGAATACCGCCTATTTCTCCGCCCGCTATATTTGTAGCAGTGGTGATAGTACCTGTAATCAAGTATCTTACATTCATTCCATTGTAGAATGTGGCCATACCGGTGACCATTAAGTCTCCAGTAATACCTGTTCCGCCAAGCACAGTTAGCGCACCATACGGAGTTAAACTGTTTATCTTACCGTCACTGACATATGTACTGTATCCGGTTCCATCGACTGGTATTGTTAATGCTTGATCGTAATAGATACTGAAAGTTGTAGTACCTAAATAACTAGCCCAGAAAATTTGATCGTTTAATTCTGTAGTTCCTACTATTTCTGTTAGTACAATTTGTGTTCCTGTACCAATTTCTCGGCTACTATCAATATGAACCACTACAGGATTAGTTTTATCTATGCTTAATATATCTGTTAGATATATAGTAGCACTTACTTCGGTTCCTAACCCAAGTCCAGTATTGCTATTAAGCTGCATATATCCATCGCCATCATAGTATAATACACTACCTATGTTAACTTGATTGTCTAACCCATCGACTAAATTGTCGCCACCAATACTGATGTTGGCGGTGCCGCGAGTTAAATTATTACCAACCTCGTGTCCTAATAATATATTGTAACTACCTGTGGTTAAATTAGCAGCAGTTCTGTCGCCAAGGAACAGGTTTTGTCTACCATTAATAACATTGCGTCCGGCATCGGTTCCAATAGCAATATTGTCATCCCAAACTGTATTAAAATATACAGTTCCGCTGCTTATATAACTGGAAAAATTGGTACTCGATACTGCATTACTTAGATTAATGTCCGAATATAAGGCAATTGTTGATGTACTTGGGACCTTGACATAAAAATTACTTTCGTTAAGTTCAGTTGTGCCAATAATATGATCTAAGGTAATTAATGTGCCCGTGCTTAATCCGTGATCCGGGGCAGTAACTACTACAACAGGTCCACTAGTTGTAATGTTAGTAATAGTTGCTGCTATTATTAAATGATATATTCCAAGATTTTTAAGAGCACTGTCACCAATAGCAATTGAATTATTAATCTGTGTACCTGAATTAAGAGCATGGCGACCTATGGCAATACTCATATAACTTGTAGAAAGTCCGGTTAACGCATCATAACCAATAACAACACTTCCCTGTCCGGAAAATTCATTTTCTATTTGCGGACTAGCAACACCTTGTATAACAATGTTGTTAAATCCTTGCCATCCTTGCCCAATTGTTAGTCCATTAACATGTATATCTTTTTCTGCCCATAGACTATCACTAATCCCAATGCCGCCTTTGACAATTAGAGCCCCTGTGTTGGTACTGGTACTGGCTGTTCCACCAGCAACAACCACTACTCCAGTACCAGTTCCAATCAATTGTATATCTTGGTCAGGAATATTACTGAATACTGTGCCTAAACTAAACTCTAAATTACCCAAACTGGATCTATATGTGGTACGTAGTAGGTTATCTGTAACCAATGTGTAGCCGGTACTGGTTGTCGGTGATTCTGGTAATTGGGGTTGAGCTCCCTTGAGGTCAAGGAATTCGCCGCTACCGCCCCGTCTTAGAGTTGATTTACTTAGTAATGATGGCATTGTGTTTCTCTATGTTATGCGCTAGCAGTTTCTAATATACTCAACACCAACTGCATCGAATTTTCATTCTCTGCATAAGCATATATCGCATCTAAACTTTCAATAATCATTTTACCTGTTAGTGGTGTACCGGCATCATTTTCAGGAATAGGAAAATCTTTGACTAGAAAACTAGATGTTCTTCCTTCTTGTCTGCCAAATCCCTGTGCATCTGCCAATACCGGTCGATTTCTATAATGCTTAAAAGTAACAGTTTGTGTAGAGGTGGATATATTAGCTACCTGCGCCATTAGTACAATTGCTGTAACACCAATAGGTGCTGTATACACTGTAGCAGTAGTATTGGTAGTTAATACTGCAGTCTTGGTTAAAAATTTATTTAATGGTAATTGTGCCATTTTTTATCCTTTGCTTTATGTAATTGCCAATATGAACGGAGTCATATTAGCGTATAAACTTTGTACAAATGTTCTTCCACTTAGAACACCGGTGGCTTGACTAATGACTAATCCTGGCCCTATGCGGAAATCACCATTTTGATCAGTACTGGTAAAAAATACCTTACCACCATCTAATTGTACGGTTTCCTTGGATTGAGCTGGATCTTTAATACCTCGTTGCGGTAATGCTCCGTAATTTGTACCAGCTCCGACGTATTCAAACAAGTATCCACTAGCACTCATATAACTACGTTGGTAGAAGTTAACCGTAGCACCATCCGGAAATAGATCAGTTCTAGAAACAGCTTCGCCTAATTCTACTACGTGATGAGTTCCTTCCCTTGACCAATAGCTTAATCCGGCCATTACACTATTATAGGTTCCGCCTGTTTCTAAATCATATATCAATCTTCGTAATATTATCTTGGTATCTCTCTTGCATTTAGTATCAATATAATCTATTTGAGACTGTGTCAATCCGTTGAATACATCTCTTGTTAACGAATTGTCGTGTACAAATGCTGTTACTTCTTCTGCCAAGAAATTTAAATTTTCTTCAATTAATGTGATAGCACTACCGGCACCTAGTACAACTGTACCTTCTTTCTTAATGGCTATTGGCGGAACAACTGCCTTAGCTGCATTAAGATCGACTGCTCCTATTATGCCAGTTATATATCCAAATCTTTCATTGATAAACGGTGTAGCACTGGAGCCGCCTTTAACTAGTAACTGAATAGACTGAGTAGAAGTATTTCCAACTGTAGCAGTTACCGATTGATTATCAATTACTTTATTAACTACAGATTGTAAATGAATAATAGAAAGAATATGTTGATCTACTTGATCAGTTATTGGTCCTTGATACTTATCGCGATCGCTTGGCGGTACTAAAATATTCTTATTTGGTTCGTAAGGAGGAGTTGCAACTGTGCTGGTTATTACTGAGTAATAGCTCTTACCACAGAAATACAATGTGAAATAATTAGGGTTAGTAGGATCTCCGCCACCATGGGTCAATGCTTGATTAAATGTGATTGCGTTATAGTCAACATTAGTAACCACAGTTCCTGTAGCTGCATACCACTTTAAATAATCTGGATTTGGTATAGAGTTACCAGAAGCATCCTTAATTTCATTACCAAAGTTATCTACCTTGTTTGGAAACTTATCATATTCAGAACCGTATTGATCTCTGATATAAACAGTATTTCCAACAGCAACATTATTAGTATCAACATTTCTTAAAACGATTGTAGATGTCGTTAATGTACCGGTACTAGGTTGCGCATTTAAAAATCCCGGAAGACTTTGTTCGTTTAAATGCCCATCAGGAGGTATAACCTCCATCACTAAACTAATATGAGGTCTGTCCGATATATCCGGTGTGAATACTTCAACAAAGCCTTTATTGGGCCAATATCCGTTAGGGTAGTACTCATCTAATCCGTCTGGGCCTGGACTAAATGGATAGGCTCTGTCTTTAGGGTTGAATACAGTACCGCTAAATGCCCTTGACCCATATCCTTTAGCAACCAAACAAAGATCCCCAAAGTTGCTATTACTATTGGTAACAGATGCAATACCACCGTTTTCCACCAGCACCGCGATGGAACAGAAAATTGTAAACACCGAAACCAACTGTGCATATCCGTCATTGGTAATATGAATACCTTTTCCGCCTTGATTGACCTGTGTGAATGCATCATAAACAAAAGATTGAATTGGACTAATTTTGCTAATTACAGCACCGTCGACTAAACTACCACCCATTGCTCCAATAGGATCAACTTTTCTTTGATTCCATGTGGTAGAATCACCGGTGTATTGTAAACTTAATGCATCAACTTGAAAATCCTGTTTAGGAAATATATCGGTATTGCCAAAATATAATGTAGCATTATTTCCAAATCCCACGGTAGATATGTCAAGACCTATAGTATAAACACCGTTGGTTCCAGTTACAGATGTTACCCTAGGAGCTAATTTGACATCTGATCCGTTAATACCGGTTAAGGCAAATACTCCTCCGCCTGCATAAATTGGAGGGGCAGCACTGGGTCCTTTTTCTATGATATCTGTAATAATTTTAAAGTTACGCTTAACTGCTTCTTGCGGCATGTAATCGCCGCCATACTGGAAGAAAGTATTAATTATTTGTGTAGATACTGTTCCAGTTTGCGGAGTCACAGGTCTATTGGCAATTATTTGCAATGCTATATCTTTGGCATAGTTTATAGCATTGGTAGTTGTTGTTATTTGAGTAGCAACATAGTTAAATCCTTGATTCCAATAACTTAAACCTGCTTCTATACTTTTTTGATTTCCACCTAATAATATATCTTGACTAACTGCATCAACAATTAAACCAGTATCTCTATAACACGATTCTTCGTTATAGTTGAAAGAATTGGGATTATATAGTTGATCCAATCTAGCAACAACTTCTTCTTTGATAAATTCTTTATTGGCTAATAATAATTTAAAAGAATTTAAACCAGTTGAGGTAACAGAACTGGCAGTACTAATAGGAGTTAATTCCCATGTTACTGTACTAGTTCCGTTTGAAATAATACTGGTAACCGTAGAAATAGCACGATTAATTAAACTAACTTCAGCGTTTGAACCCGCATCCGGTAATGTTACCTGCTTGACTCTGGTTTGATATGTACTGGTATTTTGATTCTTAACAATATAATTTGCCAATTCGGCAATATAATCAAAAGATGCTATGGTCGCTGCTCTTTCACTGTCTCTAATATTTCTAGTGGAATTATATCTGTAATAGTTTAAACCAGATTGAACACTTTGTCTATTACCACCATGTAATAGATCAAACCCGATACTGTCAACAATGTAACCAACATCCCGTTTGCATTTATCGACATCATAGGCAGTAAAGGTAGGATGTACTGTATTAATATATGCTATAATCTCGTCGGCAAAATAACCATTTTCTTTATTGGCCTTGAGTAAAGCCACAGCATTACGAACACCTAATAAATTACTCGGGGGTCCATTACTGACAATTTTGTCAGACCATCCCAGGTTATTTCCCTTGATAATTTCTATAACTGTATTAAAATTTTTATTAATTATTTTGACTTCGTCGATGCTGGCAGGTTCTAAACTGGTATCTTGAATTCCTGTACCATATCGAAGAATCAAGTCGTCAGTTGGAGTTATATTTTGTATTATTTTTACAGCTAAATCTCTTAGATATACAATAGCAGCAGTAGTGGTTGTAATTTCGTTTGGAATAGTGCCTGTATAACTGCTTTGAGTATAGTATTGTAATCCAGCAAATGTACTTTGACTATGATTAGGTGTAGGATATAGCATGTCTAATGCTACACTATCTAAAATTAACCCTGTGTCTCTTTTGCATTTAATTTTATTAAATTTGAGATTTTTAGGTGGAATTGCTAAATCATTATTAATATAATTAATTACATTTTCTTGAATAAATGTTCTGTTGGCCTGCATTAATATTTCAGCACTGACAAAAGCAGCATCGGGCCCTGTACTTCGGTAAACTGCAGGAGAATTAGCAGGGTTGGCAATAGTGGCTGTAACAATACCATACAAAGACCTAATTGACGAAGTGCTAATTTCACCACCTGTTAGAACCCAGTTAATAACTTGATTAGCAGGTACAGTTGGATAGGTGTTTGTACAAGGAATATTTTTAACAATTTCGAGACTGCGATCTCTTAGATATTCAATTGCTGCTGTTGTTTGAGTTTCTTGGCCGGCAATGAGACTGACTACACCGTCATAATAAGCCAACCCACTTTCTACAGATTTTTCATTGCCGCCAAATGCAGCATCATATGCAGTGTTTTCTACGAGAATACCTACATCTCTATAACATTTTTCTCTGCTGTATTCAAACCCAGGAAATCGATCATCAATATAAGCAACAACCTGACCTTGTAGGAATGGTTTATTGGCCAGCAACAATGTGCGAGCATTAAAGAATCCAGGATTTTGTTGCCCAGCATTTACAGCCATACCCCTGGTAATTGTTCCGGTGCTGACACTCACTGTTAATGTTGTTGTATTGATAACCCAAGTTCCTGTTCCTACAGCAGCAGGTACCTGCACAGTTTGGTTAGGTATAAACATTGTACCATCTCTTAACCAAGGGCCACTTTGATTTGTACAGTTTTGAATATAAGGACTGTGGAATAAATTAATTCTATCTTCACCTTCTAACGGTGGAAATGCTGTGGCATATGCTCCCCTATTGAATCCAGGAGCATAATCGCCCTCTAATAGTCCACTACGACCATTTAAGAACTGCATGCCTGTTAAATAGCATCCAGAATTCACATGGAATAAGTCTTGTGTTTTGTTAATGGGTTCAATACTGCAAGTTCTTAAGTCTGCCCCTACGATGCTGGTATAGGGTTTTAGTTGTAGTGGATTATCTTCTAAATAAAGGCCGGGCGCTACACGAATTTGTGTACCAGATTGATAATAGGGACTATTGATTGCTCCACCAATGGTACGGCAAGCACGGCTGGTATCCATGGCACGCCCGTCATTGGTATCATCCCCGTCCGTGGTAACATACAGTATATTAGTTACTACAGGAGCAGTTCCTATGGGATTATTTCCCCTTACTCGCAAATCACCAAAAATATCAACCTGACCGGCACCCAATGCCAATGTACTGGTTCTTGAACTAGAATCTAAATAACGAGCATAGATGGTTTCTAAATAGGAATCTGTAAAATCATTAATGGAATAAACTTCTCCCCCGAGTAGAATATTTTCTGTAATTGCCGCTCCACCTTTTACTACCAATGGAGCAGTATCAAGATCTCTTGCAGGTTCTCTAGATACAACTTCTACTATTTCACTTTGAAGTATTCCACGGAATGGATTATAGGATAGTCCTTCAGGATTGTCAAGTGCTACTTGGCCTTCCTTGTCAATATACAAGTAAGAATTACCACTGTTTTCAGTAAATGTTAAGTAATAAGGTTTATCATCATTGATTGGTTGAATTAATAACTGTGTAGATGTAGTTGCTGTCAAGGCTTCTGATATTCTACCATAGATAAATCCGCCTACTGCTAGATCTTTTTCTATACCAACACCGCCAGAAAAGAACGCACCGGCTTTTTGACGTTGTTCCGTAGTGCTATATTCCGTTTGATCGGGCCAATTAGGTCTAGGGTCATCAAGCCCGTCGGGATTAAGAATGTTTCCTACGTTTTTTTCAGATGGGTTATCACCTCCTACTTCACCGACAATAACTCGTCCGCCCTTAACAATAACATTACCGTTTTCAAGGGTAACATCACCGTCTTTGACTGTGACGTCACCTTTTTCAACTGAGACGTCACCTTCTTTAACGTTAACATCACCCTTATTAACGTTAACATCACCTTCGGTTATATCGACTTTCCCGCCCGTCTGTGGCGATATGTTTATATCGCCGTCGGGGGTGCTAATAGTTTGATCACCAGAAGATTTTACGTTTTTACTACCGGTAGTGCGGGCCATAGGTATATTTTTCCTTTGATGTATTTATCGGTTTAATGTATTCGCATACGAACACCGCCAATTATTACCGGATCTCTATGTGGCCAATGTGGATGACTGCAAAATCTTATTGCAACCCCAAACGAAGAATCCTGTAAATCATTAACGGACAAATTTTTAGCATTCCATAAATTAGTTGGACTACCGTAGATTTTCTCCGGAGAGATACCGGATGATGCTTGATTTTCCCCAAGAGACTCACCGCCAAGCACAAGTTCCACAGTGTCATCCGTTACTCTACCATATCGAGTGACCAATAACAGCAATTCAATTCCTGATAATACCTCAGGTAGATTGTGAAAATTAAATCCAGTGGCACGAATATAATAGGTTTTATTTAAGATATCATGCTTGGGACTGCGAGAGATATGCGATAAACGACCAAGACTACGCACTCCTCTGACATCAGCACTTTTTAACACATCAAATCCGTGACTGTCATCCCAAGGTATATGTACTGACTCACCACCAGGCTCGGCATATTGTATTATATTGGCAGGAACAGTCCATTCTGTAGTCATACTACTATTTATGTAATACTACAGACAAGAAAGGGCCCCGTAGGACCCTTTTGATTGTGTCAAAGATTTTATCTTTTAAACATTGGCAATGCTAACAACTCCAGTTGACGCAGCACTGATAGTCCACCCTGCGGAAGATCCGTCGGCAAATCTATATCCTGCTCCGGCACTGGTTTTACGAGTTAGATAAGCTCTACGTGCCGTTAACTTATTAACATAATAAGTACAACCTTCTGTATCGGTGGCAATTAAACACATTTCACCAGCCGATAAACTTCCAGCATCTTTGGCCACTAAACGACACTGTCCAACAAGACCACTATTACTTCTAGTCTTAACTAGATAACGACGACTAGATTCTTGCTTCATAATATCAGCAAGAACACCAGTTGACCCACCGGCAATATGAACATAAACTGCTATACCCGACTGATACAAACTGGTTAATACAGATGTACCGGCTGCTGTTCCACCACTAAATGCAACGGCAGCATCGGCTACGTTAATATAGTGACTTCCGGCATTAGTGATCTCAACACCACTTACTCCAAAAGTAATTGTTGCGGCTGCACCTGTACCAGAGCCTCCCGTGAAGCCGGCTGGGTTAGATGGCATTACTGTGTAATCACCCTGAACAGCAACATTACCAAAGGAATAAACACCCCAGTTAGCACCGGTAAAACTAAGCACTAGGCCGTTACCGTTGTCATCAACTGGACCCCCCGATGTTGTAGCAGTGAAACCATTTACACCATCTGCCATGCTTGTCGGAAAAGCACCTGTACCTGTCCATACACCTTGTTGCTCAACTACGATTGAAGTTGCAATACCACCACCAGCAGCAGCAGTAACTCTAACTCTCAAGGGAGTTGACAAGTAAATGTGTGTGAAAGTAACTCTATCACCGTTAGATCCAGTACCAGGATCATAAATTGTACCACCGTTGGTAATACCAGGTGTACCAAGACCTACGATAGCAGCCACTGGGAAAGTTGCAGCTGAAGTTCTTGTGCCGCCTGCTACTGTCAGCACATCTCCCACACGATACCCGGTACCGTTGGAAGTGGTGGCCGCCGACAATGCATTACCGTGAACAATACCTGTGGCCTGTACACCCAACGCTAAATCAGGTATACCAAATGACACTGTAGGTAATCCTGATGTATATGAACCAACTGTGTTGATTGTTACACTGGCAACACCTTCACCACCTTCACCAGTTGCACCACCTGTGGCCTGATTTTGGTAAGGCGAGTTTAAATTCGCAAAAAATCTCTTTTTAATTGGACGTCCCATTTTATTTCTCCTTATGAAATGTAGCGTTCAATGCTCTACGCGGCGGGGACCGCATAAACCCCCTGTCGGGGCGAACATTATTATTTATAACATCAACAAAAAACGCCCCGGAGGGCGTTTTCTGTTTGTTGCTTTTGTGTTGCTTTCTGATTATTTGAAAGAAACGTTAGCCGAAGTAATGGCCACTTTTCCTAAATAATCTGCAGCATTTCCAAGGCTCGATGCAGTATTTGTCAATTCGACGTACCCATAGCGAGTTAAGAAACCAACGACTGGTTCAAAAGTAGCTGGGTCAAGAACAACACCACTGCTCATTAACGGAATATAAGGGCAGTAGAACGCGGCAGCATCTGCCTCGCTTGTGCCTTTGTAACCAATTAGAACCTGGTCGGAGTCGGTTGTATCGCTTAGATAAGCGTCAACGTAGATCTTCATCGCGCCGTTTAGTGTACCAACAAACTTGGTGTTTGTAGGTGCTTCGAATGTACCTTCAGTGGTACGAGCAAAAGCACTGGTAGTGGCACTTTGTAGGATTGTTAGAGCCTGGTTGCTAACAACGGCCCAGTTACCAGAACCACGACGTGTACGTTGAGCAATCAAGTTGCTGACACGGTTGATCTGAATAGCTAGAGCAGCGTGTTCGTCACCAACGAATGTAGCTGTACCGCTGACCAATGACTGGTCATAAGTTTCCTCAACAGTTGCTAAACCACGTAGGCTTGCGAGGATCTCTTGATCGATCTCAGCTGTGATTTCCTGCGCTAGAGCAGCCATGATTTCAGCTTCGATGTCAATACCCTGTTGAGCTTGTGCATCCTGAGCGGCCTCAAATGTCCAACGAGCTGAGAGCTTGCGGCTCTTGGCTTCGACCGGAGTCTTGAGGATCTGGATGCTCATACGCTTACCAGGACGACCTTCTAAGTTTGCTGTTGTATCAGCTTTAGGTGCGCTGTTTACATTGTTACCACTGTAAGCAGCAGCAATCTTGAATGGGCTTAGTGCCTCTTCACCTGCTACCACGTTGTCGCCGCTGTCAGCATAGCGAACACGTAGTGTGTGGATCTGAGCAACAGGTCCAGTCATAGGCTGTACGCCAACGATCTCGTTAGCAATAACAGTAGGCATAACTCGACGGATAACTGGTAGAATTACACGGTTTAGTGTAGCAATGTTACCAGCACTGGTTGCACCAGCAGTTGCGCTCTCAGCCAAGTGGCGACGTGTATTTTCTAAGCATACGCCCATACTAGCACGACGGTTTCCTTGTAGGCCTTCAAGCAGAGCTTCTTTGGTCTCGGACCATCTTTCATTTAAAAGTTTTGACATTTCATGTCTCCTTGAATATTATTTTAGACCCGCTAACTTGCGGATATCTAAGATATTGTCTAAGCCTACCTCAGGCTTCATTTCACGATCACCAGTAACTTCTGTGCTTTCTGTTAGGGTAGTTTTGGCTACTTTTCTCTTCTCGCCATCCATAACTGTGGGTAGGTACTTGTCATATGCATCAGCAAGTTTCTTGGTCTGAACAGACTCAAGAAGTTGTTGCATCAGCGCTCTTTTGTCAGCACTTAAAGGTGCTAATAACTCGCCCATGACTTGTTTGCGTTCCATTAGGTCTTTAGTAATACGAATCTCGCGTTCCTTAGATTCCACAATGGTAGCCTTTTCTTCTAGGGCTTGTTGGGTTTCAGCAAGTTCAGTATCTTTCTTTTGAATAATCTTTAGCAGTTTTGCTGTTTCAGATTTTTCATTTAAGTAAGATCCTGCGAACTCCTGAGCAAACGCTTCATAAATCTTACGACCAAAGCTGTTGTTACGACTGCTGTCAATATCTTCTTTCAATTGCTTGATTTCAGATGTTAATTTACGTGTAACAGTGGCTTCGACGACCTTGGCAGATCGTTTAATGAAGGTTTGTTTGATAGTCTCAAATTTGTCTTTGGCTTCACGAACTAATTTAACTTTAGTTTCAGCTAGGTCACGTTTGTCCTGAGCAAATTCTTTGATTTCTCCAGCTAAAGCATGTACTACGAATTGCTCTAGTTTAGCAAAGTTCTCGCTAACTTTCTTACGATCGTTTTGGAACTCCACTAGTTCTTTACCAAGTTGGTTGATTACGAAACCTTCTAGCTTTTTGCCATCTTTAGACATTTTTTCTTTATATGCCTTTTTAGCTTCTGCTAAATCTGTTCTATCACTATGCAACTCGGCCATTTCTACGGCCAATCTGTCGCTCAACATCTTGTCGATTGCCTCAACCATAACAGTCTTGTCGTGACTGTATTTTTGTGCAAATTCTTCACGAAGTTCAGCGGTGACTTGGTCGCGATTCTCTTGTAATTTTTGGGCAAAGGCAGTTTCTAACTCAGATCTAACATCTTCGTTAATTAAGCCACTTTCGACCAATTGTTTGAATGCGTCCATTTTCATTTCTCCTCGGGCTTATTTTAGACCTTTAATAATTTTCAGGAGACTTTCCTTCAAATATTTCTGGGCCTTTGGATCTTCTTTCGTTTCTTGTGCAACCTTAAATGCTTTATTCCCGCCACGAGCATTCATTAAATGTTCGTAAACTGGAGTAGGATAAGCACCAGGAGCACTGGGCTGGGCAACCACATCTACCGTGATAATCTCAAAATCGGATACATGGCCGTTCATGTCGTTGACATTGCCGCTACCACGAGAACTTACGCCAAGTTTTACACCGCTTTCAAGCATAGTACGAATTAAATTACCCATTGGTGTAGGAAGGATTTTCATCTTTCCATATCCATTAGGACCTTCCATCCACATATGAGTAATCATATGAGACACACGATCCAAGTTCACTTTTAAATCATCGGGATGATCAACTTCGCCCAACACTGAATAACCATTTTGAATCTGATCATTCAGTGTTTTTACAGCACGTTCAATTTCATCCACTGGATAAACACGTTGATTGGCATTGCGAATACCACCCTGGATGGTAATGCCTTTCAAGTAAAGGTTCTTACCATCCTTGTCGTCACTTTCCAAAACGATGCCGCTTTGGTCGAAACTCAGGTGTTCTCTTAGATATGCCAATTTCATCCTGTTTCTCTATTAGGCGTTGCGATTAGGAGCACCGTTTAGCGGGCTCTTAACTTGACCAACACTGGTCTGGCCAGCCTTGTCGCCTGTTCCACTTCCAACCGGACCTGGGGTCTTGTTGTTGCCTGGGTATCCAGAACCTTGCTTGTTTAGAGCAGCACCATCTTTCATGCTGGCTTTTGCGCTACTGGCAATATTCTTTTCAACACCTTTAGTAAACTGACCGCCACTCTTAAGTAGACCGCCAACTTTACCACGTGGTGTTGTACCGTCTTCGTCTGCTGTAGCACTCTTACCTAGGATGTTTTTAGCATCGGCGCCAGTTGTTGGCTTGCCTTTACCGCTGCTTACAATACTCTTGGTATTGGTACCACTGGGCATTTTCTCGCCTGTGTTAGCACCTGCGATACCGCCTTCGGCAGCACCTTTCTTTTCAGCACCGTGACCGGCAGGGACAGCTTCGCGATATTCACGTAAACGACGTCCTTCAAAAAAGCCCATTTCAAGCTCTTCATCACCTTCTTCGTCGCCAAACTCGTCGCCGCCCATTTCTTCGTCGCCAAACTCGTCGCCGCCCATTTCTCCACCTTGAGCTGCTTCTAATTCAGCAAAGGCTGCTTCTAGTTCTTCAATGGCGTTTTTGATGTCAAACATGGCCTGTTCTTCGCCACCTTCTTCACCGTCCATTTCGTCGCCCATGGTGTCCATGCCTAAATCGTCTGTGGCATCACCGGCTGCAAAACCGTTATCGTCTTCTTCGTCATCGGCTTCCATTGAAAAACTATCTTCTAGTTCTTCGTCACCTTCGTCCATTTCTTCATCGGCACCTTCGTCGACTTCATCGTCCATAGACTCATCCATCTCGTCGTCGGCACCTTCGTCCATTTCCTCGTCCTTCATGGACTCATCCATTTCCTCATCGGCAATGAGGTTCTCATAAATTGTTCTTGACTTTTCTACAACGATTTCATGGAAAAGCTCATTGGCCTTATCCATTTCTTCGTTTACTAGATAGTCTAATAGTTGTTCAAATTTCGTAGACATTTGCAAATTCTCCTATAGGGTAGCGGCAAGGCTATACTATATTTAAGATCATTACAAATATGCTACAGGAAATAGGCCAAAAACACGCAATTTTGGTCCTGAGAGGTAGAATTTAATAAATTCTGTTGTGGTTTCGTTTAAAATATTTAGCTTTAAAAAATCAAAGTTATATACATAGTTTATGCTGGTGCTGCATCAGCCGGCGGAGCAGCATACATTTTTCTAACTAATCCCAATTCTTTTTTAACTTCTTTACTGTGAGATTCAGCTGCTTTGCGTATGGTATTGATCATACGCAATGTCAATCTGCTTTTACGTAGGTCGCCTTGCCGCAACACCGTAGTATCATTTTGACTGAGATATCTGCCGTCCTCTTGTGGATCTGCATGATCCTTATCAAAATAAATGAATTCTCGCAGTATCATAGCATTATTTATCTCAAGCTGCAGGAGCAGCACCGCCGGGTGCAGGAGGTGCTGGCCCACCTGCTGTAGGAGCACCTTCTTCACCTGCAGATGCCGGCTCTGCTGTATTGGCACCCAGGCTGCTTAAATCGCCGGCCATGGTATTGGCAGTAACTCCAGCACTACGCATTTCGGCACTGGCACTGAGCTTGGTATCTTCATCTATATTTTCTTCGTTCCACATGCGTTCATTCTCTGCCACCTCCTCCGCAGTCATTCCTAAGAAACGTTTCATAGCAAATCTCTTACTAACAAAAGGTACAGCTACCATAACATTAAATGTGTTGACACGGGCTGTATCCATTTCTGCTTGACGATAACTAGCAAAATTCTGCGGGGGATTAAACTTAACATCAAAAATATTACTATCAATGTTAATACCTTTATTATTTAAATATCGTTTGAATTCAGTATCGAATGCTTCGTGCATGAGACTTTGTAGTCGTTTACAGTATTCGTTAAATCGCAATTCTTGAATATATGCTGTGCCTACTCTACCGTCATTGAAGTTGCTGCCACCGTCATCGCTACCAGTAGGCAAATAGCTGCTAGGTATTCTAAGAGCTCTAAACAATTTGTTTGTGAAGTATTTGAGGTCATCAATTTCTCCCAGATTTTGTCCACCTTGAAGAATTTCTACTTTACTACCACGGCCCTCTGCTGTCTGTGGAAAGAAGTAATCTTCATTGATACTAAGTGGATTATACCCTGCATCTACTACAGTTTGACTACCTCCAGTAGTACTGGGTATACGACGTTGATTAACTTCGTTCTTGACACGCTCAACAAAACTCATGGCCAAATGACTGGGCATGTTGCCCACGTCAATGTAAAATACACGACGTTCCGGAGCACGTTGAATACGATAGATTAGAATACTGTCTTCAAGTAGTTCTTTTTGTTTGAATACTTTGAAGATGCTTTCCATCAAGCTGTTACCAAAAGGGTAGTTGTTGTCCAACCCTTCACTCATGCTGATATGTATTACATGCTTGGCGTCAATGGCATATTGATTTTGATTTTGTTGGAATCTACTGCTGTTGGTGCTGGTAGGAAATGCCCCAACCATGCCACGACTTCCGCCGGCACCGCCTTGTCCTGTGCCATAACTACCGCCGACTTGACTGCCCCCGGCATGCAGGTTACTGGGATTAATGGCAGTGGTGGCCAGTGTTTCCAAATTGGGATTAAAGTCTCTAATGATATATTGTTCGGGTTTTTTACCTTCGCTTTCGTTTACAATGACTTTATCAACTTTGGCAGGATCAATATACATCCATGCTTGTGTTTCTGGGTCTCTTACAAAGAATGTGTCACCGTATTTGAAAGCATTACGAACTATTTTAAAAATTCTAGTATGAAACTTGTTTAGTTTAGTCCATTGTTGCAGATATTTTTTAATGATCTTGATTTCAGTACCGGTGGCAGATTCTTTAAAGAATACCTGAAAAGGTGTACCATTTTCTTCGTTGGCTTGTGTACAGAATTCTGCCAGAATATCCAATGCAGCGTTGACTTCGCTGTCCCAGTCCATGGTATCGTATTGACCATAGCGTTCAAGACGATTAGGATGACCAGAATATACATCAGGCAAGTAGCTGGAATAGTTAGTTCTGCTAGGGTTAGCCGAGCTGTTTCCAGCCATCGATCCGCTAACCGGACTTAGTCGTCCGCCAGTGTTAACGGGAGTAAAATACTTACGCCACCCTGCCATTAGAGTTCCCTGCTACTGAATTGTTTGTTTGACATAGTTAAGCCGCAAATAGGTTTCCGTTTAGGCCCTTTGTAGCAGTTAGTGTTCGTTTGCTGACTTCTACCAATTCTCGAACTGCTGACAGCATTTGACCGTTAATGCTATTTAACTGATCTATACTTTCTTTCATGCCGTTCTGATTAGTCATTGATGCTACCATTGCTGTGAGATTGTCATTGTTAATAACATCACCACGAGTTCCAAGATTTAATACTTCAGGTCCTTCTTCCCCAACTAGATAAGATCCAGGCGTTGTTTCACCACCTTCTGCTTTACCTTTAGGATTAGCAGGAACGCTCGAAGTTTTTGTCTTTGTTGGGTCACCCCAAAATGAATTGCCTATCCTATCTCCTAATGCCTCTCCTTGTTTTACTATACCGTCTACTATTTGATCTACCAAGGGTTTTTCAGATTTAGATGATGTTGCTGCTCCGGGTTTGGTTGACGATCCTCCAAAAAAAGATGATAATGACGGAATTGATTCTTTAATATATTTCATTACCCCGTCCCACCCTGATCTTAAATCTGTAAAGAATCTTTTTTGTGCATCTTTATCACCAAATAATGTTTTTGTTCCATCTTCTATCACACTGCCTGCTTTGTCTATCCATCCTCCAAGTTTTTTCATCAGCTCATCTGAAGACATGGTTGCTCCTATCACAGTTTCTACAGCAGGACCTATTTGTTCCGCGGTGTTTTTAACATAACTAATTATTGCCGGTAGTTTTTCAGATATTGCCGTAGCAGTACCATTTAGTACTCCAGAGATTTCAGTTCCCGCTTTTAAGGCCGAATCGAGAATAGGTTGCATCGATCTCAAAATATCATTTGAAGATTTTATTATTGCCCGTTGCTGATCCATGCCTATGGTAGCCTCGGATGTTTGAGGTGCAGTTATTCTATGTTTTGAAAGCATTTCATTTATTTCTGCAACACTTTTTCCGTATGTGGTGTTTAACAATTTGGTAATTGCTTCAACAGATTTACTAAGATCCTCTCCACCTTTTAGCGCCATGGCCATGAGAACAGGTCCTATTCGTTTTTGATCTTCCTTCATACCTTCTAACGAGTTTGCTAATATTTGTTTTGATTGACTTCGGAAAGTATCAAGATCCACACTGGAGTCTTTTATTTTGCTCATCAATTCTCGTTGTCTTTCTACACTGGCTTCTTGCGTGGCAGTAAACATCTGCGAGGCCTTTGTCATCGGTGGGAACCCAGCGGCACTGGCTTTTAATGCGTCGGCTCCTGCTTTCCCTGTTGCCGCAAATTCCAGTGCCACAGCCTCTTGAAGTTTCGCGGCTTCCTTAGGATCAAGTGTATTAAGGAAATTCTGAAACTGTGCTTCGGCCATTTCTTCGTTGACTTTTTCAGCTAATGCTTTTCTACTTTGCCCTGTTAAATCGCTAAGTCCAGTTAACTCCGCAGCATAGTCAGCAGTGGCTTTTGCCAATTGGTCAGCACTCATCTGCCCTGTTCTATTCATATTGCCTTGGCCGCGCATGAATTGTGCGGTCAGTTGTGCTGCTTCTTCAAATCCAATACCAAGATTGGCCAACATGTTGCCAGTTTCTTTTCCGTTTTGTAAACTTGCCAACACATTAGAAAAGGCTTTGGTTCCTCCTTCTACGCCTCCTTTAAATGATGCCAATACATCTGCATTTGCACCAACTACTTTTCCAAATTGATCCATGCTGAGATAAGTTTTATTGGCAGTCTCTCGTAGAGTAGAGAGGCTTCCGCCAAATGTGGCACCAACATTGCTAAGGGCCTGCTGTGTTGTTATGTTCTTTTCTAAAGTTGATATAGCAGTGTTTAAAACCGAAGCAAATGCTGCTCCCAATCCAGGAAACAGACTTGCAACCTGTCCAACAGCCGCTCCCATATCGGTAAGGCTGGCTGCTCCACTGGTAGCAGCCTTGGACATGCTAAAAGAAGAAGAAACAAATGTATTAATTACGTTGGAAGCACTGCCGTTAAATTTACCAAGGACAGCTACGGCGCCGGTGACTGCAGCAGTAAATGCCAATGTTTGTGCTGTTTCATCCATTTAGTTTTTCCAATAAAATGCTCATATAAATATATCTATAATATGTATTTATTGGAGACAAGATATGACTATTCAAGCAAAAGTAAATCCCTTACTTGGCTACATGAGACAACCAAAGATCTATGTTCGATTACCGAGTAATGGTCTTTTTTGGGAAGAAGGCAGTATTGACATGCCAGAGAATAGCGAACTTCCAGTATATTCAATGTCAGCAAAAGACGAATTAACATTTAAAACTCCTGATGCATTAATGAATGGTCAAGCAGTTGTTGATGTTATTCAAAGTTGTATTCCTAATATAAAAGATGCATGGCGGTGTCCGGGCATAGATGTAGACCTTATATTAATTGCAATTAGGATTGCGACCTATGGAGGTATGATGACAATCTCTCATCGAGTCCCTGGAACCGACGATACAGTTGATCACGAGATCGACCTTACCGCAGTAATGGATCAGATTTTATCTACAACTCAATGGAACGAAACGGTAGAAATTAGTCCAGGCATTATATGTGGTGTTAAACCGTTATCTTATAGGCTCATGACAGATGTTAGTATTAGGACGTTTGAATCACAAAAAACCATACAGTCTATTGCCGACTCTGATCTAACAGATGAACAAAAATTGGAATTTTTTAATCAAGGAATATCAAAACTAACCGATCTCACAGTGGAAATGATTGCAGAAAGTGTGTTCTATGTAAAGACCCCAGATAACTTTGTTGAAGATAAGACATTTATCCAAGAGTTTATTAAAAATGCAGATGCAGGTCTCATACAGAAAATTCAAGACCTTATCAATGAAAATAAAAAGACTATAGGTATCTTACCGCTAACTGTTCATGCTACAGAAGAACAGATTCTTGCCGGAGTACCCGAATCTTATGAGTTACCTATTACCATGGACAACTCTAATTTTTTCGTTCGCGGCTCTTAACATTATCTAACGATGAAATTATCAAACTAGTTGAGAGCCTTGAAAAAGAATCAAAATCATTGAAGAAAGAATTATTTAGATTATGTTGGTACATGAGAGGATCTATTACTATAGAGCAAGCCTTTCAATTAGATTTTGAAAACAGAGAAATCATTAACGGTATTATTAGTGAGAACTTAGAAACAACGAAGGAAAGCGGACTTCCTTTCTTTTAATACTGAGAAGTGAACTACGTTCACTTGATATTTCGCGCGAAGCGCTCATATCCTATGGTCTTCTTCGAAGAAGATAATAATATTATCCAGATTCAATGGTCACACTTCGCCCGCACAGGGCAAAGAGTGTTGAACATTATCCGAGTTCTTACGTTCACTTAGTGTTAGAGCGTTACAGAGGCGGTCATCCGGTACCTCGAGCTCCGTCTTCGATATGACGGCAGCATAACAATATACACTAACATATTGGTATGCCCAGGGTTTCTCTCCCTTCTTTTGGCCTGTTAATCCTTTTCAAACAACCAAATAGCGGCATTTTGCTATCCTCATCCTTGCGGGTAGTGGTTGAGTCCTCCTAACGGCTGGAGTTTTTCATCCCTGTGACACGCATGTCCAGGTTTAGAATCGCATGAAATTAGCCTGCGATAGCCTTAACCGTTAAATTGCCAATCTAAAATTTTATTACAGGATTTTACTATTGTTATTATGTCTTTTTGATTATTATATTGTTTGTTATTAATGGTTTTTAATTTGCCTAAGTTGATATATCCAACAGCCAGTTTAGGATCTTCTAATTTATAGGGCCATGATAATTTGCTAGTATTATAAAAGTTTTTAAATATTTCGGATAAGTTTGGTATAGTAAAAAATCTTAATGTATGATATGATGAATATTGGTACTGTGGTATTATTTGATCTTTTGGACAATCTATATCATTAGATAAAAACAATTCTATAGGGTGTCTACCTACATGGCAATATTGTAATGTTAAATCTCCAAAATTAACATATGGTTTAAAAAATTTAAAATCTTCATCATCTATTTTTATTTTATGGGAATTATCACAACATAATAGTAGGTATATATTTTCTTTTCTAGATTTATTTAAAATTTGTTGCAACCCGTGAATCAAATCATTAAATCTTGTAAACTGATTTCTTTTTATAGGATCTAATTCTTCTTTTTCTAATTCAGGAAAATGTATGTGTAAACAATTTAAACTTTTAATAGGATCATTTATTTGCCACTTATTTTCTATTTTTACAGGCAACCAACAGTTTAATTCATCAATTACTTCATTAAAGTCATTTACTAAATCATTATATGTTGATAATATACCTCTCCAAGGATTTAAACTTTTTCTAAGATCTATAGGTGATGTTTCTTTAGATAGGTTTACCCAATTTTTAGTAGGAGCATCGTCATTTAGTTCATACGAAAATATAAACTGTTCTAATCCATTAGAAAGTATAATTTCATAGTTCATTAAATTTTCCGTTAATATGTTTGCCATGTATGCGACAGTTTATAATGCCATTGTAATAATCATCTGATTCTAATACTCGACGTTCAAACTGTTCGCGTGCCTCAACGTAGCTGGTTTCTGCCTTGCTGCCACAATAATGAATTATTTCTCTGGTGAAATTTTCTTTGCCTAATTTTTCTATATCTTCATGGAGGTTAGGACTACTGCCCCAATATTCTTTCCAATCACTGTCTATTTTGCCTTTAATTCGCTTTCGCTTTTTTGTGCCGTTTTTTAATTTAATTGTTTTATATGTGATTTTACTGAACTTGGCTAGTTTTTTGCCTATGTATTTTCTGCCTGTAGGAATACATGTGATAATATACACATATCCAACACACTCCTCGGGCAGTTCTTCAATGACTGTACCTTGATAGGTCCAAGTCATTGATTATTCTTTAGCGGCTTTCGCTGGTGCTGCTTTTGCTGCGTCTTTCTCTGCTTTGCGAGCATTCTTTTCGGCGGTAATTTCATTACGGCGAGCTTTGACCAGCTTGCTGATCTCTGCTAATGCTTTGCGAGCACGGGTACCGGCTGCGGCATTTCCCCCGGTGAATTTAGCATCCTCACTGAGGAACTCGTTAAATGCTGCTTGTAAATTTTCAACTGTCGATTCCATTTTTTCTTCCTTTTGGTCTTCCGCCAGGCTTGATCCTGGGTTTTGCTTTTGCTCTCATTTCTTTGAGACGTTGTCTTTGAACTTTAGTGTTTTCTTGATTTTCTTTATAACATTCCAGTGCCAACATCGCCATTGCTTTTTCAAGTTTGATCATTGAATAAAGACTGGTTCTAACCTGAGCACTGGATTCTTTACCCCTGTTCTCCATAAACACGTTATGATAGTTATGCAAAGTTACAAAGTGCTTGACATATTCTGAGTACAGCACTCTATAACGATCAATTTTTTCAGTTGACATAATCTAAACTGTTGGAATATGAAGTAAAGCCGCCTTCCTTAACTACTCTAAGCACATTATTTACACGACCGATTAATTCATCCTTGTGGCTAATCAAGTATATATTCTTATTTCGTTCTCTGGCCATCTTTTTTAGAACTGCTAATCCGGCCTCGACTCCTGCCGAATCCATTCCAGAATCCATGAGCTCGTCCACAAACAATAAATTGATATGCTGATATAGTCCCTCCCATACATCTCGGAAGGCAAAACTCATACTTAAAATTAATCTATTGCGTTCTCCACGAGACAAATTATCAAAGTCTAATTCCTGACCTAACTGTGTGATCTCTACGGTTAGATCATTTTGAAACACAACAGTATGTGGTAAACCAAGTTTGTCAATATAATAACTTAACCTCTTGTTGAGATAGGACAAGTTCTGATCAATGATACGTTTTCGTATGAAACTGTCTTTATTGGTTAACAGTTTGTGTAGGAAATCTTGATGATCTCGCAAGCGAATAAGATCATTAATGGTACCCCATGATATTTCTTGAATGGCAGTTTTCTTTAGTTCTTCAATTTGTTCATCATAAGGGTTTGATTCTAATACTTTACCCTCTAAAGATCGAGTCAACTGGTCAAGATTGTTCTTATGTCCTAATGCTTCTGCTTCTGTGTCGTAGAACGGTTCTGGTCTACGACCTTGTTCCCCAATGTCTGCTAATTCTTGTAGTACTGAGTCATAGTTGGTCTGACAAGTATCGAGATATACAACAGAATCTTCCAGGTTTTTAGTCGCTGTTGCAGTCATTTCCTCATGCTTGTGATCATGAATATGCTGTTCGCATGCCGGGCACTTTTTATCCAACAGTGATTCTAATGCCTTGCGATGTCTATCAACTGCTTTTTCGGCCTGTGTCACTGCTGTTTCGTAAGTGGCTTTTTGTTTATTCAGGTCTCTGACGCGGTTAGAATTGTCCAACCACTGCTTTAGTGTAGCATGAAGTAGTAATTCTGCATCAATGTCTACTGATTCAAGGCTGACAATAGCAGCACCTATTCGTTCGATCTCTTCCGTTTTCTTTTTTTCCCATGCCGAACTTTTGATACCCAAACTGTCAATGCTTTTTTGAACATTTTCATTGGCGGATCTAACAGCCTCGATGCGAAATTGTTCAGCACTGATTAGATCCTTGGTTTCTTTAACACGAGTTTTTAGTAACTCTGCTTTTTCACTCAGCAATGTAATACCCAATAACTGCTCAATTACTTCACGTTGGTCGGCAGCTCTCATGGCCAGGAACGGTTCTGTATAGGTATTCAAGGCAACTAAATGCTTAAACATGGTATGTGTCATGTCTAACATTTGTTCAATGGATTTTTGTGTTTCTCTACTATCGCCTTGGCTTTCGTCTTCGCCTTGATTATCTGCGGTAATTTCTTGATTGTCTACATACAGTCTCAACAAGTTAGGCTTGCGCCCCCGTTCAATGCGATAGTTTAAACCATTCTTTTCAAATTCCACGGTAACCAACATGTTCTTACCGTTGATCTTGTTGATCAAGTTTTCTTTGCGTATGTTGGTTAATGCTTGCCCGTATAGAGCATAGCTTAATGCGTTGATGATTGTTGTCTTACCAGTTCCGTTACGTGATCCAGTATCATCACCACCCAGATCTAAGTTACTGCCTAGTACCAGTGTAAGAGATTCTTGATCAAAATTTACAGCCTGGGACACATTGCCCACGCTCATAAAATTCTTAACTGTGAGATTTTTAATGGAAAATTGACTCATAGATCGTTGTAGATATCTAGTAGGATTTTTTTATCAAATTGATCGCTGTCAATATTGATCAATTGTTCAGTTACAATGGCATCAATGCTTTCAAATTTAGTATCGGGGTTGTCTTCATAGGTGCCTTCGAGATTGCTTTTGTCTTGAACAAGACTGATTTCTCTAATGTCATAGTCTTTGATAAATGTTTCTTTAATATAGTTGGCTTCTTCAAAACTGATGTCAATATCTAAGTTAACACGTAGATACATTTTACTCAGCATGATCTCATCTTTGCGATCAATTAATTCGCTGAGTTTGATAGTTCTAAACTTGGGAGCATCGGGCCAATTGCGATATTCTGGTTGCCCTCCCCACTCCATCATCATCATACCGCGTTCGTCGTCCCAACTATCGGAGAAGTTGTGCGGGAAAGCATTGCCGATATAGATTACATTGTTATTTTGTTGTCGTTTATGGAAGTGCCCGCTGAACACATATTCAGGACCAATAAAGTCTTCTGCTCGCAATTCTCCATGGTCTGGCATCTGTACCATGGCGTTCATAAAGAATTTTGGCAGTTCAAAGTGTCCAAACACATAGCGGCTTTTGACATTACGCATAGCCTTCCACTCATCACCTACCAACCAAGGAACTAAAGTAACATTGTCCAGCGTGGTCACGCCTTCCACAACAGTTACCCCGGGGATATGCTTGCCAAATATACTGCTATGAATGTCGCGTTTATCTTTGTAAAACAAATCGTGATTACCTGGAAACCAGAAAAACTGTTCAAAGGCAGCACCTAGTTTCTCTAAACACCTGATACTGGTGTCTAGAGTATAAAGATTCATGCTGTTTCTATGATGTGACCAGTCGCCTAAGAAGATGGCTGTTTCGCAGCCGGCCGCTTGTGCCTGGGCAATAAACCAATCAACAAACTCTTCGCAGTCACGTAGATGAACTGTGCTATTGGACTTGGCCCCCACATGGAGGTCTGTAAAACACGCAACTTTTTTAAATAATGCCATTAAATCTCTCCCTCTCTATTATAGCAGAGTATTGTTTAATAGTCAATATTATACTTCCTCTTCGGGCGATTCTTCTTCTTCGGGGCTGTCATCACGTTTAGGTAGGCGAATATTTTTATATAATTCGGCCTGCCTTGCAGTTTCTTCGGCATATTCGTGAGCATGTTGTCGAGTCGAACTAGGAGTTAAGCCATTTTCTTCCAGCATGTCGTCTCTGATATTTTGATTTTTCTTTTCAAGATTTAGCACACGAGTAAATGAGTTGGTTACTGCTGCGGTATAATAGGCAAACGGATTTTCACTTTTGCTTTCGTCAAATTGTAATCCAATCTGGCTCAGTTGAAGTATGGCCTGTCCCCGCATTTCTTCCACATAGGTATACCCTCTCCAGTTGCTGCGTTGTGCATAACGTTCGCTAAGTTTGATATACATGCGACCCAAGTTTTCGGTAATGCGGCCATGATCCTTGTTGAACTTTCCTGTATCGAGTGCTCCTTTCCAGTGACTCTTGCCAACGCAAAATAGCTGATCTTGATCGTCATATTTCCAATGTTGAAATGGTGGAAAATTTACTTTCTCATGCCCGTCTGCTGTGGTCTTGTTGGTTTTCTTTCTACCAGGAGCAAGTGGTATATGATCAAAAGTCATTATGCGAATAATGAGATCAATTTTATCAACAGTGTTAGGATCTTGTACACATTCGGCCAGTTTGATTTTTTTATCTCCTGCAGCCCTGGCTGTATTAAATGCTTCTAACCCCAATCGTTTAGCACGATTTTTTTTAGCCTCGTCGATGGTAGATTGATCAATTTTATTTAAATCTGCTACGATAATATCGTATTGATGGTATTCTTTTTTAACAAAACTGGAGTATGAACATTTACTTTTATGAATTTCTGCTAACAGGTCTCGATTATTTAGGTATTTTACTTTTCGGCCAGTGGTTCCTAAGTCGGTTATCATATTTTTTATATTTTCCTTATGATTTATAATAGCACAATAAAGTGTTTATGTCAAACTTGCGAGTTATTAAGTTAGCACTTTATTTAACGATAAATACACAGTAAAGGAGTGGTTTATGGCTACCAGTGATGAAATTGTAGGCACGATTGACAAGTTCGGTGGACCGGCATTGGGCGATGCTGCTAGAAATGTTCAAGGTCTTGTTCGTGGCGCCAAAGCTCTAGTTGATAAAATCAAGGGAATAGGGCGGCCAAAAACCAAAGTCAATGTCACCGGATTGTCGGGTAAACCGTTGGGGCAAGATATGAGGGTAAGGATCAAGATCCCCTCTGAATATTTTCCTGTTCAGACCAGCGAATTTGGAGATTTTTCGATATCTAATATTGGTGGAATAATTTTTCCATATACTCCGCAGATTTCATACGATAATAAAGCAGATTATGCAGCAGTAACTCCTACACATAGTAATTATACGCAGTATTTTTATAAAAATAGTTCGGTAACTGATATTAATATTATGGGAAAATTCACTGTTCAAAATGAAGCAGATGCAAATATATTATTATCTACAATCCATATATTAAAAGCCCTAACCAAAATGCGAGCAGGTGGAGAGCCCAACAGCGGAGCACCGCCACCTGTTTGCAGACTATATGCTTATGGACAGCAAATGTTGGACGAAACACCAATTGTAATCAAGTCTTTTAGAATGGAATTACCGGATTCAGTGGATTATTTTACTGTAAATAAAATTTCAGGATATCAGATATCATCTGTGCCTACATCTTGTACTATTACAGTGGTTTGTGCTGTAGCATATAGCAGGAATGAAATACAAAAATTCACAGTTCAAAATTGGATAAACAACGGCAGAACCGGGGGATATCTATAATGGCATTATATGATAATAATAGTCCCTATGCTAAGACTGATTATTCATTAGGCTATTTAGATGTTCAAGTACATAGAAATATTCCCAACTCTGTAGATGATGTGTTATTCACCGTGGGAAAAGAATATGAAAATCGCCCAGATTTGTTAGCATATGATCTTTATCAAACAGCCAGTCTGTGGTGGATATTCAGTGTGAGAAATAAAGACATACTAAAAGATCCTGTGTTTGATTTGGTAGCTGGGATAAAAATTTACGTTCCTACACAACAAACCCTTCGACTCGCCCTGGGAAATTAGTATGTCTAGCGAGCCAATTTATGCCGAGGACGGGTCGTTATCCAATACTCGACGCAATACCGAAACCGGTGATTTATATACCCCAGTGGGCGATAATGCTACTAGAAAAGTAACAGGCAATAACAATATTTTAAATATTGAATCTTCAGGTAAGGTCAATGTTCTCAACAGTTATAGATCCTATACTTATAATTTTACATTATCTGCTGTTAACATTAAACAGGCAAATAATCCTGAGAATTATAGAGAAAGTTCCAAAGATTTTGTAATTTTAAAATCAGGAGGAAAAGGGGCTACAGGATTAAGTGGTAATATAACGGGCTCTCCTCTTTATCGAACAGAAACATCGACCTCGGCGGGGGTTAGCGATGGAGATGGATTTCAAGTTAATAATGTTTCTAAACGAGTTCTTTCAGGATATGATAAGGAAGCAGCTCAAAATTTAGTTAAGGGGTTTAACAGCAAAAGCCCTGGCAGATTTGACATGTATATTGACAATGTTGAAATTGGAACCATTATGGCTCCTAGCAAAGCAGGCGGACTTACCTTGCCAACTAACATATCTTTTGATGTTTTTGAACCATATAGTATTAATGGATTTATTGAAGCATTACAGGTATCATCACAGGCTGCCGGATACGATGTTTATTCTAATGCCAGCTTTTTATTAAAGGTTGAATTTATTGGATACAAAGACGATCGAGCTTTACCTATGCCGGCGCCTATTTCTAATACATCAAGATATTTCTTAATTCGATTTACAGGAATGAGTATTGAATTAACTGAAAATGGAACTAAGTATGCCTGTACCGCTGTTCCATTTGCTGACAAAGGATTTGGCGAGGAGGGAAAATTGCAAACTTCTACATCGATGTCAGGAGTTAAAGTAGGATCTGCCTTAAAAAGTTTCATGGCCGATTTAAATGGGAAAATTAAAAACCCTAACTATGCCACCGACTCGGATGATACAGAATCTGATACATATGAAATAAAATTTCCTCGATGGAACGGCAGTGCAGGATGGGTGCTCGATGATCCCGCAGAAAATGAAATAGCGCAAGCTGATATATCATACAGTCATAAGGGCGGGGATTTAGTTAGATTGGTTCGGCATGATGCTGTTAGCACCACCACTTCTCTAGCCGAGGCATTAGGAACATCTGCTGCTCAACCAACAATACAATTTAAAGAAGGTGATAATATTCACGATATTATTACAGCTACCATAAGAGACAGCGCCTATGTCAGAAAAAAATTAGAAACCATAGGGGAGGCAGGCAATCCTGATACCAATGGACGAATCAAATATTTTCTCATTAGACTTCATGTTGAAAATAAAGAAAAAATTAATTCGCCAAAAGGAAGACCTTACCAGAAATTTACATACATAGTCACTGAGCATTATGTTCATTATACTTTTATCCCTACCTATGCAACTAGCCAAAAGATAGATAAAAGCACATTAAAAACTTTAGTATTACGGGAGTATAACTATCTCTACACAGGAAAAAATGTAGATATAACTGCTTTTAAATTAGATTATAATTATCTATACTTTGAAGCTATTCCTAGAGCGTTAGGAAGAAATAATGATAAAGGATTATCTAACACAATCAATAGCAATAATGCAATAGAAAGAAACGATACAAATCCTATTGATTCAACGGATGGACGACCAGAGACTCAAGCTGATTCAAGACAAAGTGCTGTTCAACCAAGTGGGCTAATAAATGCTGGTCAACCTAACTCTGATCCTTATACTGCCATGGCAAAAAACATGCACTTGGCATTGGTAAGTTCTGTTAGTAGAGTAACCGGGGATTTGGATATCATTGGGGATCCTTTTTATCTTGTCACAGGAGGAGTTGGAAATTATAATCCCAAACCAAGTGAAACTCAACAGGGTGCTACCAAGGACGACGAAGCTGATAGATTTTATGGACAGGTACTAATATCTTTGACATTTAGAAATCCAGTTGATATTGATGAAAAAACTGGTTCTCTCAAATTTGAGCCCAGTTCTGCTGATGCCAGCGGAGTTTTTATGGTAACAGAAGTTGCTAGCTCATTTAAGGACGGTGTATTTAAACAAAGATTAAAACTAGTTCGAGTCCCGGGACAACTGCCTGATAACATCAAGCCTACAAAAGCAATAGACTCAAATGTAAATGTTCAGGATTCGGATAAAATATCCGCAGAAGTCACAGTAACAAAAGCGTCTTAATATTATGGATTTCGTAGACACTAGAACTGGATCAAAATTGGGCTCGCCGGGCCCATTTATTGGTATAATAACAAATAATTTAGACCCTACTTTTATGGGCAGATTAGAGGTGGGATTAATCAAGGGCTTATATCCTGATACCACTGACCAATCAAACACATACATTGTAAAATATCTCAGCCCGTTCTATGGGATAACTTCGGACAAATATCAAGGTGCTAATAGTGATAAGTTCGACGATGTTCAAAAAAGTTATGGCATGTGGATGGTTCCTCCTGATATAGGAACCAGAGTGTTGGTTATATTCATCGATGGTGATCCTAATCAAGGTTACTGGATTGGGTGTGTTATGGACCAATTTCAAAATCACATGGTCCCGGGCATTGCCGCTAGTGACACAGTATTTGTATCTCCGGAGCAAAAAAGACAATACACAGATGGCCCACTACCTGTAGGAGAATTTCTTAAATCTGCACAGATTGAAAATGCCGGCCCTAATGTTAATAAATTTAAGAAACCACTACATCACCCATTTGCCAAACGACTGCGAGATCAAGGCCTACTAGCAGATGACATTAGGGGAGTAACATCCAGTTCGGCAAGACGTGAAGCACCAAGTAAGGTGTTTGGTATTAGTACACCGGGTCCATTAGATCCCGATGGTAAAAAAGGCAATGTTGGCTACAAGGGAGCCAGTAAATTTCAACCTGTTAGTCGGCTTGGGGGTACAACCTTTGTCATGGACGACGGTGATAACAATGGTGACAACGAATTGGTAAGAATTCGCACCAGAACCGGCCATCAAATTTTGTTACATAACACTCATGATTTAATTTACATTGCCAATAGCCGAGGCACAGCTTGGATAGAACTAACCAGCGACGGCAAGATTGACATTTATTCACGAGATTCGATCAGTATACATTCCGAGGCTGATTTTAATTTCAGGGCCGATAGGGACATTAATTTAGAAGCAGGCAGGAATATTAATATATATTCTGCGGAAAGTTTTAGCATTAATGCAGATAAGGATTATACGGTTATAGCGGGCAAGGATGGTAAAATTCAATTCAAAGGTAATTTAGATCAATCGGTAACCGGCGGTATGAAATTAAAAGTAGATGCTGGGTTTGACCTCAAGGTAACTGGGGATGTTAAACAAACAGCCTCCGGCAATTTTAATATTGCGGCCGGAGCAAATAATAATTTTTCAGCCAATGGTAATACCAATATTTCTACACAAGGACAACATCTAGAGTCTGCTAAGGCAATTCACATGAACGGTCCTAAAGCAGCTTCGGCCACTCCTGCTGATGCGGCCTTGGTTCCTGATCCATTATCCAAGTTTGTTCTTCCCAACACCAAATATGTAGAAGATAAATGGACCAATGAAGATAGATATAAAACAGATGATTTACAAAGTATTATGCAGCGTGTTCCGGTACACGAACCGTGGATTCAACATGAAAACAATACAACACGAGCAAGTTTTGCTACGGACAAGACCGATGTGGTTGCCGGAACAGCAAATAAAAAAGCTGAATAAATATTATTATGGCATATAAAACATTAGTAATTACCAATCAAGACTCGATATATCAACAGGCTACTAAACAGGACCATTTTTATAAAGGTTTTAGTACAGTTGATCCTGCTCAAGAAGGTAATAATCTTTTTGATATTGAGTTGATTAAACAGGATATTATAAATCATTTTAATACCAGGCGCGGCGAGCGTGTTATGAAACCGGAGTTTGGAAGTATTATTTGGGACTTAATTATGGAGCCATTGACTGATGATACTACAGAACTTCTTAAAAATGACATTAAAACAATATGCACAGCAGATCCTAGAGTAATACCAACACAGATGGATTTAACCGAATACCAGGAAGGGTATCTATTAGAGCTAACATTACAAGTGGTAGGAACTGATCAGTCAGATGATATGCGGATATCTTTTAATCGAACAACTGGCATATCGGTTCAATAATATATACAGTTTATTGCACCAATAAATACGATATCTACTGTTAAAATCATGATCCCATCAACTAATACAAAACTACTAGTAAGCGAAGATTGGAAAAAAATATACCAATCTTTCAGAAATGCTGATTTCAAAAGCTATGATTTTGAAACCTTACGAAGAACAATGATTGCTTATCTTCAGGAAAATTATCCTGAAGATTTCAATGATTATATTGAAAGTAGCGAATATATTGCGTTAATTGATGTTATTGCGTATCTTGGTCAAAATTTAAGTTTTCGTATTGATCTAAATGCCCGTGAAAACTTTTTAGAAACTGCTCAGCGACGCGATAGTATTTTACGATTAGCACAATTAGTTAGCTATGTTCCTACACGTAACGTACCTGCTTCTGGATTTCTCAAATTAAACTCAGTTTCTACTACTGATAATGTATTCGACGGCAATGGTAATAATTTAGCTAACACAACAGTCTTATGGAATGATTCAACGAATTCAAATTGGTACCAACAATTTATTGGCATTATAAATTCTGCTATACCTGGTTCATTTATATTTGGAAAACCTTACGACAGAAAAACAATCAATGGAGTTTTAACTGAACAGTATAGAATATCTAGTATCAATAGTGATGTTCCGCTTTATAGTTTTACTAAAAACATAAATGGAACTGCTATGAATTTTGAAATTGTTCCGGCGAGCTTTTCTGGAACAACATCAATTTATGAAGAACCTCCTCGTCCGGCCAATACTTTTAGTTTTTTATATCGCAACGATAATCAAGGATTTAACAGTGCCAATACAGGATTTTTTGTTCAGTTCTGCCAAGGTAGTTTGAATAGATCTACATTTAGTTTGGATCGCCCTGTGGCCAATGAAATTATTGGAATAAATTCTCCCAATATCAACAACTCAGACATATGGTTATGGCAGTTAGATGGTAATGGCGGGTATTCTACTCTATGGACAAGGGTTCCTGATATTGTTGGAAATAATATTATCTACAATAGTATTTCTAAATCCGAAAGAAACATATACAGTGTTACTTCTAGAGATCAGGATCAAATTGATTTAAATTTTGCCGATGGTAGTTTTGGTAATTTGCCAAAAGGACAATTTGTAATTTATTATCGACAAAGTAATGGACTTACTTACGTTATTAAACCAGAACAGATGGGCGGTGTTGTAGTTGAAATTCCTTATACCAACAAGCAAGGACAAAGTCATTCATTAACACTGAATATGGGTCTTCGCTATACAGTTACCAATAGTGCTGCTGCAGAAACCAATGCCAGCATTCAAAGTAAAGCACCACAGGCATTTTACACACAGAACAGAATGATTACTGCTGAGGATTATAACATTGCTCCTCTCACATTGGGTAGCGATATATTAAAAGTTAAAAGTGTTAATAGGATCAGCAGCGGATTAAGTAAGTATTTTGACCTTAGTGATGTTAGTGGAAAATACAGTAAGACAAATATTTTTGCAGCAGATGGTGTGATTTATAAAAATAATCATGAACAAATTTTTGAATTCAATGTTACCAATAGAAATGAAGTACTGGTAATTTTAAAACAAAAACTAGAACCAATTGTGGCATCGAATGCTTTACGATCATTTTATTTTGACCAATATGACAGACCAAGTTTAGTCGGATACGGAATATGGAAAGCACCAGTTGCTGGTCAGTCGCGAGGATATTTTTTAGGTCAAACAGAGGAATTATCGGGGCCCTTAAATGTAGGAATTTCTACATCAAATAATTTATCGTACATTACCACTGGTGCATTGGTAAAATTTTCAGCACCGACCGGTAAGTATTTTTCTTCTACTGGTAGGTTGGTCTCTTATCCTGGAAGCAATACTACTAACTATATATGGGCTAGAGTTTTACAAGTAACTGGCAATGGATCCAACGACGGGCAAGGAGAATTAAACGACGGAACGGGTCCTATAATTCTCAGTAATTATGTTGATAGTGATGCTATTCCTGTTGAGATTATTCCTAATTTTATCAATGTATTAAGTAATTCTTTTGAAAATGAACTGGTAAGCCTATGTATTAATAAAAGAAATTTTGGGTTAAGTTTTGACAAATTAACAAGAGTATGGACCATCATTGTAGATACCAATATAGATTTAATAAATTCTTTTAGTTTAATATATCAAGGTAATGCAGAAAATTCTAATAGAGATGCTAGCTGGCTAATAGCATTTACCTGGACCGGAAGTAACTATAAAGTTAGATATAGAATAACAGATTATATTTTTGAAAGTGAAAAAGAAACTGCATTCTTTATAGACACCGATTCTATAAATTATGATTTTGTCAGCAATACTGTTATAAAAGATCAAATTAATGTACTATCTGTTAATACAATTAGCACAGGCACTTCTTCTTTGAATAAAGACTATAGGTGGCAGATTGATGGAGCCGTCGTTGAGCCAGATGGATATGTTGAACCTAAAAAAGTGAGAGTAAGTTTTTATGATTATGATAATTCTGGACAAATAACAGACCCTGACACATTTACTAATATTGTGGAGCCTACCACAACTAACATAGACGGCAATTTAGATAAATTTGTTTATTTTAAACTTTCTTCTGATGGACTAAGATACCAACTGCAAGATAGCAATTTATTTTACCCTTTTCCTAGACCTAATAACGTTACAGAGACTCCAAACGACGGGGATCTTTATTATTTTTATGATCAAAATTACAATGTTATAAAAAGTTATTCGGCCGAACTAGCCGATACATCGGATCCATGGATATATGAACCAAATTATTTTGCTTATCCTGGGAGATCAGGTTTAAAATTTCATTACACACATAATAGTGGAGAGGATCGTAGAATTGATCCTAGTAAAAGTAACATTATAGATGTATACTTGCTAACTGCGTCTTATGATATTGCTTACAGATCTTGGTTGATAAATGGAACAGGCACAGAACCCATAGCACCTACTAGCCAAAGTTTAGAACAAAATTTTGGTGGAAAGCTGGATTTAATCAAATCTATTAGTGATGAAATTGTTTTTCAGCCTGTAAAATATAAAGTATTATTTGGGGATTTGGCAGATATCAATCTTCGGGCAAAATTTAAGGCAGTAAAAAATCCAGCAATACCAGTTAGTGATAATGAATTAAAGAGTCGTATATTAATTGCCATACAAAATTTCTTTGGTTTAGAAAATTGGGATTTTGGTCAGAGTTTTTATTTCAGTGAATTAGCAACATATATAATGAATATAATGACTCCGGATATCACAAACTTTGTAATTGTCCCTACATCTAACAATAATTTTGGAAGTCTATATGAAGTGGCTTGTTTAACTAATGAACTGTTTATCAATGGTGCTACTGCCAATGATATAGAAATAATTTCAGCAATAACAGCCAATCAGCTAAAAACCAGTTCGATAGTAACCGATAGTGGAAGTTAACAATGGCCGCTAAAGATATTAAATCAATTAATTTATTACCTGAGTTTTTAAAAACTGACAAGAATTCTAAATTTTTAGCCAGCACACTTGATCAATTAATTAATCCTGCTCAACTAGAAAGAATAGATGGATACATAGGATCTACGCAAACTGTTAATTATAATGCCTCTTCGGATATCTATATTTCTGAAACAACACAGTTACGTAGAAATTATCAATTAGAACCGGCCTGTGTCATTAAAGATAGTTTAGGAACAGTTAACGATGTAATAGGTATAGATGATCTTACCAACGAGATTGTGTTGAATGGTGGTTATTCCGATAATTTTGATAGATTATACAGAAGTAATTTTTATTCATATAATCCTCACATCGACTGGGACAAATTTTTAAATTATCAAAATTATTATTGGTTAGTGAACGGCCCCGATGATGTGGTCATTAATAACACCGGCACACAGGCATTGAATATTGCAACTAATATTCTTACAACATCCAGTTATATCTATAACGGTATTAATCTGTTAAATGGAATGAAGGTGAGATTCTTAGGAAATATTTTTCCCGAGTATTATCGAGATCAAGACTTTTTTGTCGAAGGTGTTGGGTATCAAATAAAATTAATACCTTATGTTGACCTATATTCGTCCGAGGACATCACAACTCTCTATATTGAACAGTTTGATGCTACCCCGTTTGATGAATATCCTTTTGACGGTTATAAAAATCTACCTGAAAATATTGAATATGTTACAATCAATAGAGCCAGCAAAGATCTAAATTCTTGGTCAAGATATAATCGGTGGGTTCATAAAGATGTTATTACGGCCAGTGCCAGGTCTACCGGGCAGCAACCAGTATACCCATCTGATAAAAGAGCCAGACGCCCTATTATTGAATTTAATGCAGATTTAAAATTATTTAATTATGGTAGTATAGGAATTTCTGATATTGATTTAATTGATACAACTACCACCGATGTGTTTAGTACTGCAGAAGGATCTCCTGGATATTATGTTGACGGAGTTTTATTAGAACAGGGGCATAAGGTTATCTTTGCTGCCGATACTGATAGTACAGTTCGTAATAAAATCTATCAGGTTAATTATATTGTTATTCAAAATAAAACAAGATTAACTCTTAAAGAAATAATAGCACCTGCAACAGGGGCGGTAACTAGCATTGTTCTTGGCAACAATCATGCCGGCACCAGTTGGTGGTATGATGGAGATAAATGGATATACGCCCAGCAACATACCACTATAAATCAAGCACCGTTATTTGATCTTTTTGATAATCAAGGACATAGTTATAGCGATATCAATTTTTATAAAAGTAATTTTGCCGGAAATAAAATATTTGGATACGAAATAGGAACTAACTACGATCCTATCTTACAGTTTAACATAAAGTATAGAAACAGTGTAGGAACTGGTAGTTATCTATTCAAGAATTATTTTATGACCGATACAATTTCAATATCGGTTAATAGTTTAACTACTGAAATAATTTCCACAGGTATTACATATTTTAAATTTGGCAATCAGTATGTTAATGTTTGGTCAGCGACCGATCATTATCCTATTCCAAAATTGATATCTTCTGAAACCGGCGATACTTATTATGAACCTCCATTAGGATTAACTAATAATCCGTTAAATGGACCAATTGACAGTTTTACATTGAGCGAGATAGAAGATCACCTTAATAATAGTCAGCGTAGACTAATTTCAAATATAAATCCGTTGGTCTTTGCCCAAATATTTATTGGTAAAAAAGAACATAGTTTAATTGATGCATTAGATGGTGCAGCAAAACAATATAACCAATACAAGATGGCCTTCTTAAGAAAGATAGCACAGATTGACAATCAGACCGATCCTATTGCTGCTGTAGATCAAGTTCTTAAAGAATTAAATGCTGAGAAAGATACACTAAGCCCTTATTATCTATCAGATATGGCTCCGTACGGCACAGACAAAATTGTAAGAACATGGACAGTTAATAACAATAGAAATAAGATTTATCCAATCACATCTGATTATGATCCAACCGCTCTATCCATGCGATCAGTGTTGGTATATCTCAATGGAGTACAATTAATCCGTGATAATGAATATCAGTTTGAAATCAATGATTCCAGTATTAAGATATTGGTTGATTTAGCAGTTGGCGACACTATTGTTGTAAATGATTACACAAATACTATTGGTAATTTTGTTCCGTCTACTCCTACTAAATTAGGTCTTTATCCTAAGTATGTTCCTGCAATTTTTAATGATCCAACCTATGTGGATGAAGACATAAAGGTTATTCAAGGACACGACGGTAGCCTAATGGTTGCCTATAATGACTATAGAGATGATATTATTTTAGAATTTGAAAAGCGTATTTTTAATAATATCAAAGCTGCTTATCGCAAAGAGTTATTAGATTATAACACTGTTATTCCTGGTGCATTTAGAACTACTCAATATAGTGCCGATGAAGTAAAAGGCATAATTACTGGTGATTTTAACAACTGGGCAGGGCAATATGGTATAGAAATTACCAATAATTCTGCATTTGGTGAAGATAATCCTTTTAGTTGGAATTATACAAATACCTATAATTCAACAGTGAATATCAACCTAACAGGTAGTTGGCGTGCAGTTTACAAATATTTTTATGATACAGATCGCCCGCATTCACATCCTTGGGAAATGCTTGGTTATACTGAAAAGCCAACCGGGTGGGATTTAAATTACAGTTGGATCGATCCGGTTAAAAGATCTGCGTTAATTAGTGCAATTACACGAGGTAGCTTATCAAGTTCTGCCAATTCAATTTATGCTCGTCCTGGATTTAGTTCAATAGTTCCGGTTGATGAGTTTGGTGATTTATTAGATCCTACAGAATTGATTGTTCAACCTAATAGCATAACTCCTACTAAAATTAGAAGTGTATGGGCATTTAATCAACAAGGACCTGCGGAAACTGCATGGCGCCGTAGTAGCTATTGGCCATTTGTATTACAGAAATTATTGGCATTAACTCGCCCTGCTGACTATGCTGCTTTGTTATATGATCCCATTAGACTTACAAAAAATATCGCCGGTCAATGGACCTATGGCAATAATTATCAGTTCCTAAGTCCTACTATAGTTAAAATACACGGCGACGAAAGCAACCTAACAACTGGATATTCTGTGTTTGTCAGCGAGCACGGACGATCAAGAACTGGAAACTACATACAAGAATTAAAAAGCGATCTAAAGTATCTCGACTTTAATTTATTCTACAAGGTCGGAGGATTTATCAGCAAAAATAAAATGCAGATTATTATCGATGCCATTGATCCTACCAGTTCCAGTTCAGGAGCAATATTGCCACCTGAAGATTATAATCTCATTTTAAACACCAGTAATCCTGTTAAGACAACATCAATCTCGGGTATTATTGTTCAAAAGTCTAATGGAAAGTTTATAGTTAGAGGGTATGATAATTATAGACCGTACTTTAATATCTATCCTGCAGTTCGTAATGCCACCACTCCTACTATCACTATAGGTGGAGTTTCTCAGCCTTATGTTTTATGGAAATCAAGTTCGTCGGGTGGCAATACTGGATTAAACGATGCCGATGTTACTACAGCACAATCGGCAACCTACGGAGTATTTTATCAAGTAGGTCAAATAGTTTCATACGGTGATAGATTTTACAGAGTAAAAATTAATCACAAAAGCGGAGATACATTCAACCCTAATTATTTCCAGTTACTTCCATCATTGCCAATCGACGGCGGAGTCAGTGTTCAAACTGCCATTAGATATGACAAAGTTGTTGTTCAAGTTCCTTATGGAAAAGAATTTGATAGAATCCAGGAAGTTTATGATCTTATTGTTGGATATGGAGCATGGTTAGAGGATCAAGGATTTATTTTTGATCAATTCAATGACGATCTTCAAGTAATATTAGATTGGAAATTTTCAGGCAATGAATTTTTATTTTGGACCACACAAAATTGGGCAGATAACAGTGTAATTACACTAAGCCCATTTGCTGACCAAGTTAAATTTTATTCAGCCGATAGCATGGTTGATAATATTTTTGACAAGTTTTATCGCCGTTCGGTATTACAGGTCAATGGAAAATCTATTAGGCCAAGCAATTTAAGTGTGAATAGGGATAATGGTATATGTACCATTCGAACCAGTAATACCCCACAGGGTATATATTTTGCTGTGCTTAATAATGTTCAGAAAGAACATGCTATGTTATTTAATAACACTACAATGTTCAATGATACTATCTACGACATAGAAACCGGATACCGCCAGCGCAGAATGAGATTGGTTGGATTTAGAACAGCCGGGTGGAACGGTGATTATTTTAGTCCGGGATTTATCTATGATGCTGCTGTAGTTAACAATTGGAAAACCTATACTGATTATAGACATGCCGATATTGCTATATTTAATGGAAATTATTATTCGGCCAATCAAAATATTGTAGGTGCTGCCGAATTTGATTTTAATAAATGGACTTTGCTGAGGTCCAAGCCTACTGCCGATCTTATTCCTAATTTTGATTATAAAATCAGTCAGTTTGAGGATTTTTATAGTTCAGATATTGATAATTTCGATCCAGCACAACAGAAGATGGCCCAACATCTTACTGGTTATACTCCTAGAGTTTATCTAAACAATATCTTTACCAACCCTATTAGTCAATATAAGTTTTATCAAGGCTATATTAAAGAAAAGGGCACTCGCAATTCTATTGCTAAATTGGCCAAAGCCAGTATTCATAATCTGCAAGGCGAAATTGATTATACAGAAGAGTGGGCATTTAGAGTAGGGCACTATGGGTCTTATGAAACATTTAAGGAATTAGAAATACCCTTAGTAGAAGGGAAATTTATAGAAAATCCACAAATTATTAAATTTACCGACGAAGTCCCGGCAGTTCCTAATGATTTAATCTATTATAGTACAGCAACCAGCTGGTCCATTATCCCTACGGATTACGTTGCTACTTCAACCTTTGTCACTACTCTTGGTACTGATATTTTTCAATTGCCCATTGCTGGCTATGTGAATTTTGATGATATTGATTATACAGCATATAATGAAGATGATGTATTATCTATTTTAAATTCTGGTACAAGTATAAAACGTGGAGATACGGTTTGGGTAGCAGCCAAAAAGAATAATGATTGGGGTGTGTTTAGATATGCGTTATCCAGTTCTAGAATAATCGGAGTCAGAGCGGAATCGGGAACTACTGGCGAACTCACGATAATAACAGATAAAACTCATTATCTATCTAAGGGGGATATTATCTCCATTTACGAATGTGATAGCAGAATTGATGGAATTTATATGGTAAAATCCGTCAGTAATAATGTTACAGAGTTTGCCATTGATTACCCAACTCCTGCAGTAATTACAAAATTGGAATCAACTGGATTGCTTTTTAAATTTGTTAATTCTCGATATAATTCTTATGACGAATTACCGGCTGATAACACACTATTACAATTTCCGATTAAAACAAAAGTATGGGTAGATAATGACGGAACTGGCGATTGGGTTGTTTATGAAAAAGTAAAGAATTACAATAGATATTCAGTTTATGGATCAAGCTCGATGGCCAATGAAAAATTAGGATGGAGTTTAACCAAGGCTAAACGCTCAAATATCTTCATGGTTGGTGCTCCTGGATATAAAACTACCAATAACACAGGAACAGTATTTGTCTATGCTGAAAAAGATAACAGTATCGAAGTTAAAATTCGATATAGTCTTAATACAAATTCTCTAACTTATCATGTGCCAGGGGGCAATGCTGAATTTGGTTATTCTTTGGCATATGACGATAGGGAATTTATAGGTGCTACAGGGCCGTCTGGATATGGATTATTTTTTGCCGGAGCTCCGGGTGCTAGTGGAACCAAATCTAATGATCCTAACGGTAATGTTAGATATGCATATAATACAGGAACTATAAGCACTTTTATACAAGAAGGCGCAGTAAAAATCAGTGTAATTGATCCCTTCTCGGACGAAGAATATACCAAACATGTTTTATTGAGCCCTAATCCGTCAAGTTACGAAAGATTTGGACACAGCCTTTATCTTCAACAAACAACGATCGATTTTACAAAATTGCTGCTTGTTGGAGCACCACAGATTTATAATCGAGGAACCGGGAATGTTTATGCGTATTTTATAAGTGATTATACTGATATTGTTGATGGAACAATTACTGAGTTATATTTTGAATACCATGTATCAGTTGTTGCTTCGGGTATAACATTAGCACCCGGGGATCGATGGGGATATTCGATCAGCGGGTCTGATGATGCTGGAATTGTGGCGATCAGTGCCCCGGGACATTTAAACAATGCTGGAGTAGTTTCAATCTTCGCCGGAACATATCTGGATCATGTTCAGAATATTAATTCGCCATTTGGTAAACATGGTAAGTTTGGGGAAGTTGTTAAAGTTTCCCCAGATGGCTCATATTTGTTTGTTTCGGCAATAGATGCCAGGGGAGTTGATCAATCCTATGGTAAAGTTGCCGTATATACAATGACCAATAGCCTATTTGTATTGGATAGTATTTTAGAAAATCCATTACCGACTGTTGGAATGAAGTTTGGTCGGGCAATCGATATCAACGATAGTAATACAGAATTGGTCATTTCTGCCATAGGTAAAAATAAACAAATTGTTACAACGTTTGATACCTATAAAGATCTTTTACCATTAGCTGATCAACCAGATCCTACTACACTGTATGCTAAAAATCCAGATAGTATTATTCTTGCCGAACCTACAATATTTGATGCTGATTCTACAGCTTTCTATGATTCTGCTGTCGAGTCGGGTTCTGTGTATATCTACAATAGAAAAACAAATAAATTTAGATTAACCTATGATCTTGCTCCTGTAAATGTTAGTGCTGGGACCAATTATGGATATAGTGTAGCTGTTAATACCAATAGTATCTACGTTGGTGCTCCTGCCTATAGTAGTAATACGCCGAGTGCTGTTCATCAATTTTATAAAATAAATAAAGAGTCCGATAGTCTTCGAGCAATTAGAAATCAAAATCGATTAATAGATTCGAATACTATACAGAAAATTTCTATAATTGATTCTTTCAATGAAGAAGTGATTGATTATATCGATATCATTGACCCAGTAAAAGGTAAGATTGCTGGACAAGCAGATCAAGACATAAGATACAAATCTTCAATTGATCCTGCAATATATTCAACGGGTACTAATGCTACAGTTAATGACATTAATAACAATTGGTTAGATAGTCATGTCGGGGAGTTATGGTGGGATCTTGGCACAGTAAAATATATTTGGTATGAACAGGGCGATGTAACCTATAGAAAAAATAACTGGGGTAGAGTATTTCCCGGTTCTAGTATTGATATATATGAATGGGTAGGAACCCCATACTTACCTAGTGAATGGGCTCAACTTGCTGACACGGTAGCAGGCTTATCGCAAGACATCAGTGGTCAACCTAAATACCCCGACAATTCTGTAGTGTCTGTTAAACAAGTTTATAATTCTGCTACCTTATCATTTGAAAACAGATACTATTTTTGGGTAAAGAATAAAGTAACATTACCTAATGTAAAAAATAGAAGAATAACTGCTAACCAGATTACAAAAATTATAGTTGATCCAACTTTGTATGGATTAAAATACGCTGCAATCATCGATCGCGATTCTATGATATTATCTAACTTGGGCGATACTTTAATTGATGATAGAATACATATTAATATTACCAGTGATATTATTAATAATCCTATTCCCCTACATACCGAATGGTTATTACTACAAGAAGGATTAGCTACCAGTAGACCAAATACTTTGTTAGAGAAAAAACTATTTGACAGTTTATTAGGACATGATAGTTTAGGTAATCCTGTTCCTGATCCTGTATTATCGCCTCGAGCCAGATATGGAATTAGCATACGACCGCGGCAGACATTATTTAAAAATAGATTTGAAGCTATTAGAAATATTGTTGAATTTGCCAACAGTGTATTGATTACCAAATGTATTATTGGTAATTATAGTTTTACTAATTTAAATAAGCAAGAAACTGTTCCATATCAAGAAATTAACAGATATGATGAAATAGTTGAGGACAACGAAGGATTATTACTTGTTAATACCAGAAATTTTGTAAAGGCCCAACTTTCGTGCAAAATAACAAATGGTAAAATAATTACTGTTAGTATTGTTAATCCTGGGCGAGGTTATAAAACAGCCCCTATAGTTAAAATATCAAATAATACAGATTCTTTGGCAGAAATTAAAACAGTTATTAATGAGTCTGGCAGTGTAATTAATACTGAAATAGTCAATGCTGGGTCTAAATTTACAACAGCACCCGAATTGGAAGTTAGATCTTATACAGTAATTGTGTTAGCAGATAATGAAAATAATGGCAAGTGGAGCGAGTTTGTCTATGATGTTTCAAATAAACTATGGGCAAGGTTACATACGCAACAGTATAATACAACGCTATATTGGGAATATCGAGATTGGATTAGTCCTGATTATAATCCATTTATAGATTATTACTATACTGTTGACGAAATATACGAATTAGAATTATTAGAAGATATACAAGCCGGCGACTATGTTAAAGTTAAAAATGGTGGATTGGGATATTATATTATTCTGGAAAAAACTGCTAATGGTACAATAGGCGATTTCAGCAAACAATTTAATATTCTTTACAGTGAAAATGGAACAATTCAGATATTAGATACTGTATGGAATGTTGTTAATAGCAATCTTAATTTTGACCAAAATCGTAGTTATGATCAAACATTATATGATCAAACTCCTGATACTGAATTAAATTATATTCTCATAGCATTAAGAGATGATTTGTTTATTAATGAATTAAAAATAAATTGGAATTTACTATTTTTTAAAGCGGTAAAATATGCGTTGAGCGAGCAGAAGTTATTAGACTGGGCATTTAAAACATCTTTCATTAATGTAGTAAACAATGCTGGAAGTTTAGATCAACGTTCAGTTTACAAGTTACAAAATGCCAAATATTTTGAAGATTATATCAAAGAAGTAAAACCCTATCATACCAACATTAGAAGTTTTACAGCAAAATATAGTGTATTAGAATCCAGTGGATCTTATGTTACTGATTTTGACCTCCCTTCATACTACGATCGGGATACTAACGAATTTACCAGTATAGAAATTCGTGCCAGCGAAAGTTCCTCTACATTTACCATAACCAATACATTGACTAATGTTTACCCATGGAAGGCATGGACAGACAATTATCTAACCAGTGGAACTGTTAGAACCAATCTTATTGGGGTGAAATTTGATAGAATCAGTAGAGGTCCGGAGATTGATAACCTTCGAAAAGTTGATAATTTTGTTTGTAATGGTTCGAATACTTCATTTGTATTGAGTTGGGAAGCAGAACCTGATAAATCTTTAATTACCATTACAGTAGGGGGTGCTTTGGTATTGGCATCGGACTACTCAATAACTTATTATGAAGAAGATTATGGACAATTTCCTGGGGAGTATCGTAAAAATAGGTGCAAAATTGTATTTTTAAATTATGCTCCGCCAGATGATCAAATTTTAACGGTATCTTATTATAAGAAAACTAGTTTATTAAATGCCACTGATAGAATTTTAAATTTTTACACAGCAACATCTGGCATGCCGGGACTTGATCTTGGCCAACTAATGACTGGAATTGTTTATCCAAAGACTCGAGTCGAAGGATTAATGTTTGATTACACTACCGATTGGGACATATACCCTGGTTATGGGGCGTCCTCGTATGCTGATAGTGTTGGGTTTTATACCAGCACAACTTCGACCTCTGCTTCTACTCAAAGCGGAACATGGACATCAATTCAATTATCTGATTTAACCGGAATTTCAGTAGGTCAGTATGTCAATGTATCCAGCATGTTAACACAAATATTTACAACTGCTACAGTTAGAGTAATTAATATAAACACAACAACTAATGTTGTTACCTTTAATACTACAACCTTTGAGACAATTACAACCGGTTCTAATATAGAATTCTGGACATTAGATTCTGATATGAGTATTCTTGATAGTGCTATTGTAGGCGGAACATGGAATTCTTTTAATAGAGTTGATGCACTAGGAATCAATCCTGAAGATATCACAATCGATGGCGAAGGATTTATTACAGCTAATACCAGTCATGCACCTGAAGAATTAATACCTGGAGAAGTTAACGAGAGTGTAGGTATAAATGTTTATACTAAAAATCCTCAAGGTGCTCCTGTTGTATTAAGCTCGAACATCGATATTGTTGCCGGTACAACTTCTACTCAAACATTAGGAATAGTTCCGCCTAGCATTGATAATATTATAGTAACATTTAACAATAATATCTTTACATATATTACAGGCACCAATTTTACTACCAGCACCTATACCATCGATTGGGCTACCAATCAAATTATTATACCTCCTCAGCCAGTGAGTGGTAATTTAGGTTATACTATTGTTAGTATCGGCGGTGGAAGACCGGATAGGGAAGCCGGGGTGATAGATTCAGCCAGTATTTCTATAATAGGAACTTCCACAGTTCAAGTACAGAGTTTATCTTCTTACCAAACAATAAAAAGTGCTTATGTAACAGTTAATGGACAAAAGATTGAATCTACTGGAACAACTGGGATATATTATCAATTAACTTATGCTAGTTCAATTAATCGTAGAGCTGCTGTTAATGTATACAATCTTCCGGTAAATAAAACTAATACTGTAACAGCATGGTTCTTTGGCACCTTTAATAAGTATTTCAATGAAGTCAGGGAAGAAACATTCCCAATTACTGGCGGCACTTATTATACATTATCATACCCGCCCGGGGATATTGAACCTGTGGCCGAACAAGCAATTGTAGAATTATACGACCCTGCTACAGGACAACGCAATATTCTCAGACCGCCTCATGCTGAATATCATACGGTACTTAATGATTACAGCACCACATTCTCAATTAACAATATAGGAACTTATTCTTTAGGAAGTAAACTACGAGTATATGTTAATGAAGTAGAACTTAAACCGGGATTTGAATATAGTGTAATCGGCGGTACACAGATTGCCATTAACTTTGGTATTTGCCGGGTCGGTGATGTGGTTGCTATACTATCAAAGCCGACACCTCCTAATTATGATTACGACATTGTTGGTAATATATTAGCATTGGAGCCGGGTTTCCCTACTAGTAAACAGATTAAAGTCATCACCTATAATAATCATGACGATATGTTTATCAGAACCGAGCAGTTTATAGGGTTAGCCGGTCGTAGGTATCAAATTAGCAGACCTGCTCTTAATAACAATTATGTTTGGGTCATTGTCAACGGAATTCCTCTTGTTAACATAATAGATTATGAAATATTGGACGACATGGTCACTATTCAAATAAGTTCTAAATTTGAGCATACAGCAAGTGATAAAATAACAATTATTTCTATTAGCGATTCACCGTTAGCTACTACTATACTAGGTTATAGATTATTCAACGATATTTTTAATAGAACACATTTCAAGAGATTAAGTAAACAAAATACTACCTATCTAACAAGACCATTATCATTTACTGATATCGAAATACATGTAGCAGATGCTAGCGTATTAACTCCTCCTTTTGTAGCCAAAAATATGCCGGGCGTAGTAATTATCGACGGAGAAAGAATAGAGTTTTTTACTATAACAAATAATATTCTTGGACAACTACGTAGATCAACATTAGGAACAGCACCTAGTTTTTATAGTGAAGAAAATACCAAGGTTATTGATCAAGGACTAGATCAAACTGTGCCTTACAGAGAAAACATCTACAAACAAATATTATTAACCTCTGCATCGACAAATACCTATTCTATCAGTGCCATTGATTATGTTGTGAATACCGGAACATCTCATCAGTTTATGAATGATGGGATAACCTTTGCCAATGGGACATTGGCTGTAGATCAAATAGAAGTTAATTATGGAGGTAGAAAATTAAGTAAGGTAGGAACTTTCCATCAAGATACTACCATGTCCTATGATAGTCCACAGTTAAAATATCAAGGAACTATTACTTCGGTAAGTCTATTACCTGTTACAACAGTAATAGGCACGGGGTATACTGTAACTGATACCAATCAAGTATGGGTTTATGAAAATTCGATTGAAGAAGAGTCTGTAAACGGTTATGTTTATCACGGATTAGATTATAGAGATCCTGAGTTTACCGTAGATGTCGACTCTCAGGAGATTACGTTAAATATTGAAAATGGTGTTCGGGAAGGTATTGAACTTACCTTGGTTAAGCGCGAAATTGTTTCGGTATGGAATGACATAGTAAATTCCGAAAAAACCAAATCGTTAATGGAGAGTACTACAGCGCAGGCCAAGTTTTTACAGTCTCGTCCTGCTGAATTACCAGATAAGTATTACTACGGTGGTGATACAGCGTTATATGGAAATGACGGATATGCCATAACTACCAATGAAGATCAGCCGTTAGAAGGATATTAACATGCCAAAGATTTCGCAATTACCTGTTATTACAACAGCAACAGATGAGACATATTTTATTGTTGAAGACCGACGGCTGGCCAAACGTGCTGCATATCGAGATGTTTTAGCTCAAATATCTCGCGGTCCTAGTGGCCCAGCTGGACCAAGCGGAACCGGCCCGCAGGGTCCTAGTGGACCGAGCGGTGTAAATGGTACTAACGGAGTAACTGGTCCGCAAGGACCGCAAGGACCAAGCGGACCACAAGGTTCTATTGGTTTTACAGGATTTACTGGAGCTACTGGCCCTCAAGGAGTAGCCGGTCCTCAAGGACCAAGCGGACCCAGTGGTTTTAGTAATGTAGCAGGTCCACAAGGCCCGCAAGGAGTTGTCGGAGCACAGGGACCTCAGGGATCTCAAGGACCACAGGGTTTACAAGGCCCAAGCGGGCCCAGTGGCGTACAAGGACCTAGTGGTGTTAGCAATGTATCGGGTCCACTAGGACCTCGTGGTTTTACTGGTCCTCAGGGAGTACAAGGACCCAGTGGTGTTAGCAATGTACCCGGACCGCAAGGACCACAGGGCGATGTTGGACCACAGGGAGTATCGGGCCCACAGGGAGTATCGGGCCCACAGGGAGTATCGGGTCCTCAAGGAGTATCGGGTCCTCAAGGAGTATCCGGCCCAAGTGGGCCCAGCGGAGCCAACGGTATAACAGTAGTGGCAGTTCCTACTACCAGTACCAGTCCTGGTGTAGTTGGCCAAATAGCATATTCGGGCGATTTTGTCTACATATGTGTTGCTACCGATACATGGCGTAGACTCTATGCCACTACCTTTACTGCAACATAAATACCACTATGAACAACACAGCAACCATAAGAAAACCCGACGAGCAAGGCTCTATCAGTATTCAAGGTCATATTAAGATTTTTGATCCGATATCTAACGACGTGTTTATTGACAAGCGTAATGCTATTCATTATGAAAATTTTTCACTGGCACTTGCAAGAAGTTTAAGTAGTCAGGGATTTGGCACCATTGCAGAAATGGCGTTTGGTAATGGCGGAACACGGGTAGGGGAAACTGGTATCATCACTTATCTAACCCCTAATACCGTAGGTGTTAATAGCACATTATACAACGAAACATACAGTAAAATTGTTGATCCTAAGTTATTCGGAAGTTTAGATCCGGCTAGAAACTTTATGGAAGTACGCCATATATTGGGTACTGCATATACCGATATATTGGTCAGTTGTTTGTTAGATTTTGGTGAGCCGTCTGGTCAAGCAGCATTTGACAATGCTACCAATACAGATGGAGAGTTTGTTTTTGATGAGTTAGGTCTCAGGACATATAGTCCTGAAGGTCCGGGATTAGGAGACTTATTAACTCATGTAATATTTCATCCTGTTCAGAAATCATTGAACAGGATGATACAAATTGATTATACAGTAAGAGTTCAAAGTCTTACCAATGGAATTTAAACATGTCTTATTTATTGAAATTTTCCGATGATAATAAGAACGATATTATAGTTCCTGCTATGCCGCCCGGCATCAATGCAGTTGATACAAGTTTAAGTTTGGTAGGTAGAGGATATCCCAACTATGGTGAAAAAATAGCAGAAAATTTTTTACACCTATTAGAAAATTTTGCCAAATATGCTTCTCCTGAAAATCCTATAGAGGGACAGTTATGGTACGATACCAGTGACCCCGATAATAAAGTATTGAGAGTTATGGATGGAACAAGTTGGCCAAGTGTAAGTGGAATATACCGACAGCCATCTGATCCAAAGTTAGGAACCAATTCGGGGTTAAAAGACGGCGATATTTGGGTCGATACTGACAAGTCTCAACTTAAAATTTATAGGTCTGGAAATTGGAACACTGTAGGTCCTACTACTTCGACAAATACTGGACCCGTTGTTGCCACATTGTCGGCATTATCTGGTGGAACACACGATGTCATATTAAACAAAGCGGAAGGCAATGTTATATCTATTGTAACAAATAGTGCTTTTACGATCGGTCCGGATATACCACAAGAAGTTGAAGGATTTAGAACATTAACTACCGGAACAAATTTAGCCACTGGATCTATTCTCAATGGAACGGCATTGACTGCGTTGAATTTATCTATTGACGATTTTACCTATCGTGCTTCGACCTTTTTAAGAAAGGATAATCCAGGCGGAGAAATAATTACAGGCAAAGTTCGTTTTGTTGGAAGTTATGGTGTAACAATCTCTTCTAATTCCGGGGATAATACTCCTATTCAGTTTTATAAGAATATTAATGATGCGGTAGTTCTTAATAATACACCCGGTGGGAAATTAATATTTAGAACTGTAGGTACTACACCCGGAATATCAGATTCTATGTATATAGAAAAAGATCTGGTAAAAGTTAATATCACTACCGAGGCCACTAGTCCTAGAAGAGGTGCTTTAGTAGTTGCTGGAGGATTAGCAGTCGGCGGGAATCTTCACGTAGGTAAGGAATTATATGTTAATACATTTACTTTTAATACATTGATATTAAGGAGTACAACAATATCGGTATCTACTAATACAGGTGCATTACAAGTGCGCGGTGGAGTTGGTATTGGTGGTAATTTAAATGTTGGCAGAATCTTAAAGATTTTTGGTACAAATAATTCCACATCAACTGCCACTGGTTCATTACAGGTAATAGGAGGGGTTGGTATTGGTGGTAGATTGAATGTTGGTAATACCGCAACAATCTATAGTATAGCCGTATCAACCTCTACAACCACCGGTGCTTTGACTGTTGTTGGCGGAGTTGGTATCGGTGGTAGATTGAATATTGGTAATACCGCAACTATCTATAGTACAGCCGCATCAATATCGACCAACACAGGTGCTTTACAAGTAGCAGGAGGTGTTGGTATTGGTGATAGATTGAATATTGGTAATACCGCAACTATCTATAGTACAGCCGCATCAACATCAACTACCACTGGCGCTTTACAAGTAGTAGGAGGTGTTGGTATCGGTGGTAATTTAAATGTTGGTAGTACATCGTCGGTTTTTGGTAATTCGTATATTGGTGAAAATACATCAACAACTTATATTGGTGGTTATAATAAATGGCTTGTTCTTGATGGAATTCCAAAAGAAACAACCGTGGGTATAGCCGGAATTGAACTTAGAGGAGGTTCTTTTTCCGGCAACGGCATACAAAGCCAAATTAATTTTGTTGCTCGTACAACAGGCGGAACCGATGCCAACTCGGGTAGAATAGAACTTACCAACAGTGCAAACAAGACTAACACCGGTATAATGAAAATATATACTGCCGGGTTTACGAGCGGGTTAGTTGAAGCATTACGAATTGATGATTCTCAAATAGTTTCAGTTCGAAGTAATGAAATTTCAACATCAACTACCACTGGCGCTTTACAAGTAGTAGGAGGTGTTGGTATCGGTGGTAGTTTAAATGTAGGTGGTCTGGCCAATAACACTTCTTCCTATATTGTTTACTATAACACATCTACTGGTGCATTCAGCTACGGTGCTAATACCGGAGGAGTGGCCGGCGGACCAAGTGGCGTAGGAAGTCCCGGGCCAACTGGACCAAGTGGACCAAGTGGCGTAGGAAGTCCCGGGCCAACTGGACCAAGTGGACCAAGTGGCCCTGCTAACGGTCCATCCGGACCAAGTGGACCAAGTGGATCAAGTGGACCAAG